AGAAGCTTCGCTTGGATTGGGAGCTTTCAACAGAGTCTCTAGAAGACAACATTGAAGGTCCAGATCTAGAAGATCACATTGCACGCATGATGGCAACACAGGCAGGTAATGACATTGAAGATGTAGTACTTAACGGAAATACATCACTATCATCAGATAACCTATACAAGGCATTTGATGGCGTTGTAAAGAAGGCAAAGTCAGATGCACACGTAGTAGACGCAGCAGGTGCTGGTATCTCTCGTGCAGTATTTAACTCAGCTCTTAAGGCACTCCCACGTAAGTACAAGCAGCGTAGAACAGATCTTCGCTTCCTCTCAGGTTCAAACTTGATTCAGGATTACTTATACTCAACATCACAAAACATCCAGAACGTCAACCCACAGGATATTGCTTCAGGCATCATCCGTGGTGAGGTTGCTCCAGTTTCAGGTCCAGCAGGATATGTAGCTCCATACGCATTTGGTATTCCAATCGTTGAAGTTCCACTGCTACCAGAGACACAGACTGGTGACTATTCAGCAGCATCAGGTTCACACGGTGATATCCACTTAACATTCCCAAATAACGTTGTTATTGGTGTTAAGCGTGACGTAACTGTATACCGATTCTTCTGGCCACGTAAGGACTCAATTGAGTACACAATGTATACTCGTGTTGGCGTCCAGATCGAGCAAGCAGATGCTTGGGTTGTAGTTAAGAACGTTAAAGTCGCTTCATAATTTAATTTATTAAGAAGACTTGCAAGAAAGGCCCCTAATTAATTTTAGGGGCTTTTCATTTTAATTGACTAATGCTATAATTAAATAACTTAGACTAAGGAGATTTTATGTCATTTGATACATTAAAGGTATCTGAGTTAAAGAAAATCGCAGAAGATTTCGGCGTTGATACAGAAGGTTTAAAGAATAAGAACGATATAATTGCAGCTTTCACAGAAGAAGGCGTCACATGGTCAGTGTACCAGAAGACAATTAAAGATATTGAAGAAGATTCAGAAGAGATTGAAGTCTTGCCTAGATTTGATTCAAAGAAAGAACTAGACGAAGACGACGTGCTTGTTAGAATGACAAGAGCTAACTTCAGATACGATATTCAAGGTCACACATTTACAAAGGAACACCCTTTTGTGGCAATGGATCCAAAGACAGCACAAGAAATTTTTGATAAGGAGGAGGGTTTTAGATTAGCTACTCCAAAGGAAGTTCAAGAGTACTACAACTAAGCCCTATGTAATATGGCAGAGATTTATGTTAATAGTAATGCACCAATCAAAACTAAAATATTTTGGGCAGGTGAAATTGTAGACCCTGACGGAAATGTTTCCGTTGAAGTCTATGATATTACCGAAGACCCATTGGTGTTTCCAGCCATTAACCCAACTAGCCTTCTTCTAAACCTTACAGCCACAAAACTAGAAAATGATTTTGGTACCTACCAGATAGTATTGCCAACGGCATACTCTGATAGAAATAGAAAATTTAAAATGGTTTGGAGATATGTGGTTGGTGGAAGCAGCTCTTATCATATATCTTATACGGATGTAGTTACTCCCTATGCTAATCTTGCAGAAGCAATTGAGGATTTAAATTTTGGAACAGATCAATCTGATCCTGAATATAAAACTTATCATGATCTTCAAATGGCAGAGAAGTACGCTAGAAAAATAATTGAAAATTATTGTGGACAGAAGTTCTATCTTTACAACTCAACAGAAGTTGTTTATGGCTCAGGCTCATACTCTCTTCCACTTCCAGCAAAAATTAACAGCCTGTATACATTGCATGTAGGAGATTACCTTTTAGTAGACAACATTAATGAAGTAAACAATTGGGGTCTTTCTACAGTAGTTTCAGAAAGCGGATTTGGAATAAGAGTTGATACCGCTCTTATGACTGACAACACTGTATACACTGCAAATGGAATGGTTCCACCTACGGTAAACGATATTTCATTTAATGGAGTATTTAAAAACAACTCAAGGTATAGAGTTTCTGGAAGATTTGGTTGGGCTAGCGTTCCAGATGAAGTTGAGCAAGCATGCATACAGCTTATGGGCCACTTCTTTGACAAGGATAGACATTGGAAAGATCAGTATTTAAAGTCAGTTCAAACATTTGACTGGAAATTTGATTACTCTTCTGATATTCACACTGGAACTGGATGCTCTTATGCAGATAAGCTTTTATCAGATTATGTTATTAATCAGGCAATGGTAATATAAAATGCAAGGAATTATAGACGCAGTTCTTTTGATGAAATTAGATGTCTACAGACAGTTTGACGAACAAGATCCAGACACTGGGGCTATCAAAAAAGAATGGCATTATTATAAAACACTACAGTGCCATGCAAAGGGAATCATATCAAACTCAAGCACCTCTAGGTCTGGAGACAAACAGGTGTTTAATAATAAATATTCTAACGAGCAGGTAATACAAATTAGAACATCTGACAGGCTTACTTCTAGAGAGAAAATAACTAACATTAGGGATAACAAAAATAACCCAATATGGACAGAAATAAATTTCCCTTCTAACACTCCAACGGTGTTTGAGATATCTGGCACGACACCTATAACCGACCCATTCGGAAAGGTTATTGGATATAACTCTATGGCTCTAAGGTCGGAGAATCAGACAATTGGAATCTAATGTTGCTTTACTTCAAGCCGCAAGCGGACTAGAAAAATTAATGGTTGGCACTGTAGGTACAAACTTACAAGATACAACTGTTGCACAAATATCTGCTGCTTTATATTATCAATCAAATGTAATAGCAAAGCTTATGAGCAATACTGGATTTAAGAATAAATTTCAAACAATGATCTATAATCAGATAGATAAAGATTTTGGTAATTATATAGATGCTAAGGCAAGAACAAAGCCCAAGTCCTTTCACCATGTTTATGAATGGAAAAAAACAGGGCAAGAGTCTGCAAGACTATTTAAATTAAATAGAATGGGTTCAGACGGACTATCCTTTAGAATAGGATATGATTTTAAGCTTTCAAAAACTAAAGTCCCTAAAGATAAAAGATCTAAGAACTCCTATGTATTTGCAAACAAAGCTTCTGTAATGGAACTAGGAAACCCCATAACAATCTCTCCAAAGGCTTCTAAGCGCCTTGTATTTGAGGTTAACGGTTATACCGTCTTTATGCCCAAAGGGGCCTCAGTGGTCGTCAGAAGGCCTGGAGGGGCTGCTACAACTGGATCCTTTAAGATGGCATATGCACATTTTTTTAAAAGCGATTTAGTTAATTTATCAATTAAAAAATCTGGCTTTCAAAATATATTTAATGGTGCAATGTCAAAAGCACTTGGAATTCCATCAAATATTAAAAAGGTTCAATATTCATTTTCGCCAAATGCTGTCAGGGCACAAGCAGACGTTGCATTGGCTTCATCATTTGGAGGTTCAATGCTATGACGGCAAATTATAAATTAGATGCATCATCTGAGATAAGAAAGTTTTTATGGTCTCAGCTTTTAAACTACGAGATATTTGATGCCAGTGACTATTATTCAGACAATATAGGTAAAGAGATTATTCCTATAATTCCAGTACAGCAGTCGGCGGAATTAAATCAATTCTTGAGCGGCAAGAAGCATATAGTCTATGACAAGATAGGAATGTCCTATGAGGACAATTGGCTAATATGCTGTGAACAAATTTTATTTACCATATATTCAACAGACATATCAGAGATTAATGAGATAAGAAACTTCATGATTGATGAGTTTAGGAGAATGGATGAATCAGCAAGGGATGTCAGAAACTCAGACCTAGTATCAGACCTATTTAAGTTCCATAACATATTTGTTGCTGACATATCCCCAACATCACCCTCTGAGGAAATTCAGGGATTTTTGTCTTCAGACGTAGTCCTAGAAATAAAGTATTCCAGAATAACAGATAATTCTGGTCGATTCATTTAGTTTGCCTTTTGGGGCATTATACACTAAAATTGGATCTAGAGGAATTGGCCTAGCCAGCCAAATTATGTTTTACAATTTAATATTGATATTATAAACAGGAGGTTTTAAATTATGGCACAAAACACAGGTAATGCCAAGAATATTCTAGTTGGTGCTTCACCACTATTTCTTTCAGTAGACGACTCAACAGCAGCAGGTTATGTAGATAACATGGAGCCAGGAGTTGCAAGAGCAGGAACAGCTGCAAATGGCGCAGTCAAGCCATCTACAAAGGTACCAGCTTTCAACACAGGTACATCATATATTCCAACACTGAATGCATTAGATACTAATGCAGCAGGTGGAACAGATGCAGCAGCATACCGTAACGTAGGTTACACAAACAATGGTCTTCAGATTACTTACAACCCATCATACGGTTCAGTAACAGTAGATCAGCTTCTTGACACAGCAAAGCTGTTCAAGGAGTCAATGGAAGTTATGATTGCAACAGAAATGGCAGAAGGTACTCTAGAAAATATTCTAGTTGTATTCGGCCAAGGAAAGTCAACACTAAATGGTGGAGTTCTAGGACTTGAGGCAGGTGCTCTTGGATCAGCTCCAACAGAGCGCCAGCTTATTGCAGTAGGCCAAGCACCAACTACAACAAGCGCAACTTCAGAGCGTGTTTATTATGCACGTAGAGTTTTGTCTGTACAGCAGTCACAATTCTCACTTGCTCGTAACGCAGCATCAACATTCCCAGTAACATTCCGCCTTCTCCCATCAGGAGATTCTGCATACGCAGGACAGGAATACGGTAAGATTATTGACCGTACTTGGACACTAGCATAATAATTTAATTAATTTAAATTAATTGGAAGGCCCCCAGAAATGGGGGCTTTCTGCTTGTATTAGTAAAGGTGTTTTGTTATAATAATTAAGACAATCCTAGGAGGATAAATTGGCAACTACAATCTATGACGTAGAAGAAATTCAACTACAAAATGGCGCAACCGTAAAGCTAAAGCCTTTAACAATTAAAGAGCTTCGCAAGTTTATGATCGCTATTCAAAAAACAGCAAATACAACATCAGAAGATGAGACATTAGACATCCTTATTGATGCATGTGCAGTAGCATTAGAAAAGCAGTTACCAGAGTTGGTAGCAGATAGAGATGCACTAGAAGATGCATTAGATGTTCCTACAATTAATCGTATTCTAGAAGTATGTGGTGGGATAAAGATGGATGACCCAAACCTTCTAGCGGCAGCGGTTCTGGCTGGTCAGAACTAGATTTAGCCGCTTTACTTGGAGAGGTTTTTCTTCTAGGTCATTGGAAAAACTATGAGCAGCTAGAAGAAAACCTTTCAATGCCAGAACTTATTCAAACCTTGCAATCAATGAATAAGAAAGAAGAAAAAGAAAGAAAATTCTTAGCAGGACTTCAAGGCATCAACCTTGAATCCGAAGAAGAAAAAGAAGGCCCAACTTTTGAAGATATTCAAAGAAGAGCTCTAGGAATAAATGCAAGTGGTGACGATGTTGTTTCACTACAAGGATCAATTGCCGCAGAGAATGGATTTGGAATCGGAGCAGGTTTGGGATACGAAGTGGGGTAACATATAATATATGGCCAATGAGACAATAGTTACGAATATAGTAGCTAATGCTAATTTCTCAAGTCTTATTGCTAATGTGCAAAAGGCTACGGCAGAGCTCGCTCAATTAAAAGGTGCTTTAGCAACAACGAACAAAGCACTTGCGATGGATGCAGCAAAGATACAGCAAGGCTTTTCAGCAACACTTAGAAGCACTGGTCAGTTCTCAACCCACTTCGTAAGTCTTTCTTCTGATGTAGAAAAATTTGGTAAAAACTTAGATCAGGGAAGACTTAAGCTTAAAGATTACTATAGAACATTCCAAGATCACACTAGAACTTCTGGTGGAATGATTAGGGAGTTAGCAAGACAGCAAGTTCAATTACAAAATGCAATACTTCAGCCCCTAGGTAGAAATGCCGAAGGCTTAATGCAGTTTAACGTTCAGATACCAAGAGGTCTGGATGCTACTAAAAATAGAACAGCTCTTCTCAAGCAAGAGATGCAGATATTTAATAAAGTTATTCAAGATGGCGGAGTCCAACTAATTAACTGGGGTAAAAATACTCAGTGGGCAGGACGCCAGTTAACTGTAGGACTAACCGTACCAATAACAGCTTTTGGGATTGCTGCATCAAAAGCATTTAGAGAAGCAGACGAGCAACTTGTAAGATTAACAAAAGTTTATGGTGGGGTAGCACAAACTTCTGCAACAGAGTTAGCAAAAGTAAGAAAAGAAGTTTCTGCCACAGCAAGAGAATTAGCAGCTGCTTACGGAGCTTCTTACAAAGAAACAATCGCACTAGCTGCGGATATTGCTGCAACAGGAAAGCAGGGAGATGATCTAATCAGATCAACTCAAGAAACTACAAGACTTTCCATACTTGGTGAAGTTGATAGGCAAGAAGCAATGAAAGCCACACTTGCAATTCAGACAGCTTTTAAGCAAAATACAACAGAACTTTCTGAATCAATTAACTTTTTAAACGCAGTTGAAAACCAGACATCCACATCTCTTGCAGATTTAGTAGAAGCGATTCCAAAAGCAGGACCAGTAATTCAAAGTCTTGGCGGATCAGTCCAAGATTTAGCATTATATTTAACTGCAATGAAAGAGGGCGGAGTAAATGCATCTGAAGGTGCAAATGCAATCAAGTCCTCATTAGCATCCCTTATTAACCCAACCAAGGTAGCTAAAGAAATGTTCCAAGGATTTGGAATAGATCTTGAAAATATAGTTACTTCAAATGCTGGCAATTTAACTGGAATGATGTTAGAGCTTCAATCTGCTCTAGACAAACTTGACCCATTAAGTAAATCAAAGGCGATTGAGCAGCTTTTTGGAAAATTTCAGTTTGCAAGACTATCTGCCTTATTTGAAAACTTAGGTAAAGAAGGAAGTCAGACATTACAAGTACTAGACTTAATGAAAACTAGTACACAAGATTTAGCCAATATTGCTAACCGAGAATTAACTCAGATTACAGAGTCTGCATCTGGTAAATATAAGAGAGCGCTAGAATCTTTAAAGGCCAGCTTAGCTGGAGTAGGAGAGCAGTTCTTAAACATCGGAACATTTTTTATAAATATTATCGACAAGGTAGTTCAATTTGCTAACAAGCTGCCAGACCCAATCAAAAAACTATTAACATTTGCGGCAGGATTTACAGCATTAACTGGCCCAATAATTATGTTAACTGGTGTGCTTGCAAACTTCCTTGGGTATGTTGTTAAAGGTGCTGCACACTTTAGAGCGTTATTTAAAGGCGGAGAAGGATGGAAATTATTAACTCCAGAAATTTTAGCTGCCAACAAAGCTGGTAACCTATTAGAAACAACATTCTATAGTGATGCAAAAGCAGCTACGGTTTTATCTACAGCACTACATAACTTAAATGAAGAATTTAGAATATTGCAGGCAAGAGCAAATTCTGGCGTAAGCGCAGCTCCTACAATTTCAACTGTTGCTGGTCAAGTTGTTATGACTGGCACAGCTATAAGAGAAGTAGATCCTACAAGTAGATACATCTCTCCAAGGGATACAAGAGCTTATTCTCACCCAAATCCTGTTTCAGCTATGACCCCAGCTGAAAGAGAAGCCCAGACTATATTTGGAATTGTTCCAGGAGCACCTAAAGTAAACAATGCGATTAGCAATAATCCGCAGATGTACATGAGCTCAGACCTGCCAAAGGTTGCTGGAGTATCTGCAATAAAGGGTGTTTCTACTGGAATAGTTGCAGGAGAAGCAGCAAAGTGGCACGCAATGACTGGCGCACTTGCAATGCAGTCGGAAGCAGAAATTGCTTTACTAAAGCGTGAAGTTGCAGCAACTGGATTAATTACAACTTCATTATCAGATTCATATCAAGCCCTTCTTCCTCAAATGTCAAGAATAACAACTTTAGCTGCAACAGAATCTGCTGAAATTGTTGCACAGCTGCAAGCATCAAAAATAACTGTTGATCAAGCAAGAGCAAGAGTTGTTGCTTTAAATAGACAGATTGAAATGATGATGGGGCAGGCAGCAACAGAAGTTGCTACTGCACAAGGAAGAACAATAAACTTAACACAGCTACCCCTCGTAGACCAACCAGCGTTTGATCCTGTTACTGGTAAGGCAAACATGAAAGAGCTTACTCGTCCAGGAAGAACAAGAACATTATTTAATTCCATTGCCAGAGTGCTTGGAGTTAAAACATATGGTGCTCCTTATAGTATTGAAACAACAAGACCAAAAAGATTTAATGTCGGTGGAGACATTGAGAGCTTTGGGCCAAATAAGACAGTAGTATCAGGTCCGTCATCTATTAACTATGACGATAGGTTTGGAAATGTTCCGTTAAACGGATATGTTTTAAATCAACAAGCTTCGCTAGATCCACGCAATAAAGATTTAGTAGATGCTGCACCTTCAACATTTAGTAATAGCGGATCTACAATGAAGGCTATGCTAACTCCAAAAGAAACTATTTTTGGCCCAGGTATACATAGAGATCCAGAACTGTATGCTGCAGTTGACGCAGCTAATAATGGATACGCATTCGGTGGAGATGTATCTAGAAATAAAAAGAACTACGGTCTAAATCCAGCATCTTTAATCGCCAACTATTTAGCTAGATCTTCCATGATAGGAGGAGGTAGATCTCCAGGAACAAGATACTGGAGAGCTAGCAGAAATAGATGGGATACAACTGGTTCTAATACACAATCTGTTTCAGAGCCAGGATCAGGTTCTATACAATATTCTTCAGCACGTTCAAGATCTAGTGCAATTTATTCTGATGAGACTAATAAGAGATATGGAATTACTCCAACAAAAAGGGGAGATGTATTAGTTCATGCTTTTCCTCCTGCATTTGTAAGAAGACTTGAATCTTTAGGGTACGGTCCAGAAGATCAGATTCCAGTATCAGTATTAAGATCTTTAGGCGTATCAGTACCTCAAGGCAGTAAATTATCAACACTTACTGCATTGTCAACGACATGGGTAAAAAACACTTCAAAATTTAATCAAAGAATTAAGGGCGACGGATCTCCAGCAAGAACTTCAGATGGAAAAGGCTGGAAAGATTCATGGAGAGAAGTAGGCTGGCAAGACATGCAAAGTCTTTTAGGAAAACTAAAAGATATTGGTGTTCCAGAGGCTCAAGCACAACAAGTTGCAGAGCTCGCAGCTAGCAGACTAAATGCTCTCGTAGAAAGAAGAAATGGCTTAATGAATGAAGCCATGTGGGGACAACTAGTAAACTCTGCAGAAATTGGAGCAATGACCAGATTCTCCAGAAATTCATCAGCCACACCGTTTGCTGCAAATCTTGGAGGAATGATTCCAGGAGGCAATATACAAAGAGGAAGATACGGCTATGGAGTTCCATCATTAGCATCTAGTGCAATTGCCAGATTAACTGCAAGGTGGAAGCCACAAGAACGCTTTAGAATGCCAGGGTATCAATACACATTAGGAAATCAAGATCCACTTCATGGTCCACTTCAAATTGGTAGAACCATGGTTCCAAAAGATAGACAAGATGATTATGAGTGGACAAGAGAAGTAATTTATCAAGACGATAGATTCGCAAGACAAAATGTTATGCGACAGTTCCCAATTGGATCTGAAGAAGAGCGTGGGAAGTATATACTTCGTCAATACATGGCTGGTAACTATGGAATATTACAGACTCCAGGCGCTACAGAATTAATGAAGAAGTTGTCTAGAAAGTTTAGCGGAACTCTTTATAGAGGATTAAAACTAAGCAAAAATAGAGCAAACCCTCTTCCTCAAAATATTATAGAGGCAATTGATCAGGCAAGATTAAGTGGAGATCCATCTGGACTTATTGGTCAAGAATTTATTATGCGCCGTTCATCATGGAGTAAAAATAGAGATATTGCTTCCCTATTTGCGCCAGGACACGGAGCATCCGCAGATGGGTCATCAATACTTATAGAGGCATCTGTAAAAAATAGAAATGTTGTTCCAGCTTCTGACATATTCCCAGATGCAAAATTCTCAGCGCCATTTGGACAAAAGGTAGCTGGACATAACTCAAGATCCGAACAAGAATCTATTTTTGGTGGAAAGTTTAGAGTAGTTGGATATGAAAATGGAACATTGAAATTAGAAACAGTTGTTGACGGTACACGTGCCATGGGTGGTCCAGTTAATGCAAACAGACCTTACCTTGTTGGAGAAAACGGACCAGAAATATTTGTTCCTAGAAATTCAGGCGGAATAATTCCAGGCGGAGATATTGTTAAGAACAGAACAGGATATGGACTTCCTGCTATTCCTACTATGCCTGGATACGAAACCCCTTTAGCAACTCAAATGGGAATGACTCCAATAACAAAAGGTTCGTCAGGGATAAATCCATACGGAGCTAAAGCTCAAGTATTTAGCATGGCAACAGCAGTTGGCGGAGGAGTGGCTGGACAAGCTATGGGTGGAAACACGGGCTTTATGATTGGCTCTATGTTAGGACAAGTAGCATCAATTTTGCCATTTTTAATAAAAGGAACACTTACATTATCAAAAGTTATGAAGTTTGCTGGGTTTGGATTAGCAGTAACATCTGCAATAGCTTTAGGAAAAGTATTATTAGATCTAAAGAAAAAGTATGAAGATGCTGGTAAGGCAAATAGACTAGCATTTGGAGCTAATGAAAAAACTTTAGGAGAGGCGGGTCTTTCTGGAAAGTACAAAGACCTATCTACTAGATTAAAAGATATAAATGCTCAGCTAGATTTGCAGCGTGCTAAAGCAAGTGCATCGTATGACTCAAATACAAAAACTGGTATAAGTGGATTAACTTTTACAATTAAAGAATTAAGAGAAGAAACTGCTAGAGTTAAAAAAGAAATGCCAGAAACTTTAGCAGCGTTTAATAATATAGATTCATCTAAGGTTAATCAATTAGCTACATCGCTTAAGTCTCAATATGTATCTATGGGAATGTCTGTGCAACAAGCAACAAATAAAATTTATGCTTTAATTGCTGCATCAAATAAATCAGGTCAGTCAGTTTCAGCAATATCTTCTGATTCATTTAAACAAATTACAGACAGAGCATCTGCTGCCGCAGCATCAGTTAAAATGGTTTCAAATGCAATAGTAGCAATGAACGGTAGCACAAGTAAGGGATTCTTAGAAGAGCTAAATACTGGTGTAGAGAATATGATTAATGTTCTTTCTACCTACCAAGATTCTTTGGTTGGATCAAAAGGCGGAGAAGATGGTAAAACAGAATTAACAGAAGCTGATGCACTTAAGCAGACCCTGGATGAAATAGGAAAAATAAAAGGCGCAACAAATGAAATAGATAAAAAGACTTTAGATGGTCTTAAACAACAAAATTTAGTTTATGCAACTATATTAAAAAATGGAGAAACCCTTCAAAGTATTTATGCAAAAACAGCGATATACGCAGCTGGTTTAGCAGATAAAATAAATATTGCAGCTATGACTGGAAAGGAAGCTGTAGAATTTGCCAGACAACTTGCTGCATACCAAGGTGCTTTAAATGAAGTAACTTCATCAACAGATTCAAATAACCCCCTCTCTGCTTTAGCAAAACTTTATGATGCAGCAAAGAAAGCCTCTGAAAATGCAATTAAGGCTCAAAAGGCTGCTGCAAAGTTTGATGCCGATTATTACAAGGATAAAATAAAGTCAATCCAGAAGGTTATAAATCAGTTAGAAAAAGAAAGAAATACTAGATTAAAGCTTTTGGATGTTCAGCAGGCTGAAGCCGACTTTGCTAAATCTTTAAAGGAAGAGCAGATAAGATATCAGGAGTTCTTGGCTGCTGGTGATCTTGCTGCTGCTGCTCAATCTCAACTTAACATAAAGAAATTGCAAGAAGATAGACAAAGACAGATTACAAGAGAATCAATTACAAATGATTATGAAAAGCGCATTGAGCAACAAAATAAAGAAATTGAAAGATTGCAAAAAATAATAGATGATGCAGCAGACAATAACGCCACAGCAGGCTCAGCAGCTGCTAAAAAGTCTGCAGACCTTGCCACTATTGCTGACTTTAGAGCAAGAATAAATGATATTGTAACAAGAAATCCAGGGGGCAACTTCTCTAAGTCAGACGAAAAGCTTCTAATTCAAATCTTTAATGAAATGAGAGAAGCTGGCGGATCAATTAAAAAAGCTGCAGATGAAATGCTTAGCAACTATCCTGCAATTAACCAGCCTCCTTCACAAGCTGGTGGCAAGCCAGTTGCTATGTCTCCAGAACTTCAGCTTGCACAGGCTTTAGCAAAGGCAGTAAATGATAATAAAAATGTAGCATTTGCATCAGCTGTAGATAAGTTTATTCTTGCAGTAGATAAATTTGCTGGAGCGACATCAGGAACTGGAAGTGGAACAAAAGAGGATCCATTTAAGGTTAACGCCGCAACTCTTCCTAAAGTTGCACCAGGGGGAACAACTGCCGCAGAAGCAGCACCACTAAAGTCTAAAGATGGAACAATAACTAAAGCAGGGCTGACATATATTATTAATACAAATAAATATCAAAAGGGTAAATATTTTGAAGTTGATGGAGTTAAATATGTTGTTGAGTCTGGATATGATGCAAAGATATTCCCATCAAGAGCCCGAAAACTTGCTATGGGCGGCTATGCAACTAATTATGATGGCGGAGGAAATGTAAGTGGTCCAGGAACTTCAACATCTGATTCAATTCCTGCAATGCTTTCAGACGGTGAGTGGGTAATAAAAGCAGACTCAGTTAAAAAAGCTGAAAAAGAATTTGGTCCATCATTCCTTCATGATTTAAATGCTGGTAGATTTGCAAATGGCGGAAAAGTAAGTAAGATGAGAGGCGGAAAAGAAAGCACTCTAGGCACAGTAGACTCAATGATTAAAGCAGCTGAGTCTATGCTTGGATATAAAGAAGGAAAGAACAACGACACTATATTTGGTAGATTTGCACAAAAGGCTTATGATCTGCAGAGCAGATACATAGCATGGTGCGGAGCATTCATAAATTGGGCAGCAAAAAATGCTGGGGTAGATTTAGCAAGCATGATTTGGACTCCTGGTGGAGCTCAGTCATTTATGAAGAGTGGCAAGTGGACAAAGATGAATCCAAAGCGTGGAGATCTAGCTTTCATGGATTTCCCAGGAGATGGCGTTAATAGAATTTCTCACGTAGGGTTAGTAAGAAATGTTTTAAGTAGCAATGCAGTTTCAACTATAGAAGGAAATACATCAGGTTCTGGAAGTCAAAGAAGCGGCGGCGGAGTACATGCAAAAGTAAGACAATACAATATGAAGAATGCTCCAGTTGTAGGATTTGGAAGACCTTCATATAAGCCAGTAGATACTATTAAGTATGGATATGGCACACCAGAATATTACAGCGCAGATGATGCTAAGTCAGATTATGAAAATGATAGATACACAGTAGGCAGAGGAGATACATTATCTGCAATTGCTGCAAAGTATGGTATTAGCGTCAAGCAATTAATGGAAATGAATCCACAGCTAAATGATCCAAAATATATGGGCGGGTCAAGAATTTTTGCAGGCACAAAGGTAAACATAAAGAAGTTTGCAGAAGGTGGAAAAGTTGTAAACAGCTTAACTGATTCTGGAAATTGGATTAAGGGGCCACTAACAGTACCAAGACAAAGAAAGCCAGGTGTTCCTTACTCTAGATCTGGAAGACCTATAGGTAATCCTTTCGGTCAATATTGGGGAGAACTTTCAAGATTTATTGGGCCACGCAGCCCAGGCATGGATATTTGGGGCGGAACAGAAATACCAGGACTTAAATTTAGCGGTTCGGTCCCACAGCATTCAGACTACATGCATCAGATGCTTGAGCAGCCACGCAAGCCATTTGCAAGCCCAGGAATGGGCATAGACAGAGACCCTATGCGTCTTGCAGGCTCTGGCGCCTCTACGGGTGGCATTGGCAATGGTGCTTACGGTTTAGGACCGCTAATGTTCCATGCTGGCGGACCAGTAGGACATACTCATTCAGGCGCCCCACATAGTTTAGGAATGTCATCAATGGGCTCTGTATCAGCTGCCCTAAAACAAAAAATGGAATCTTCATCAGGTAGAAGATCAGGCCGCAGACGTTTGCCTGCTGGACACATGGCAAGTAATTATAAAGCTCCAAAATCTGTTGCTCAAAAAATTTATGACAACTTTTTATTTCCAGCAATATTATCTTTAGACAGAGTACAAGCAGCCTTTACTGGTACAAACCCAATTGCTTCTACAAACATAGAAGGATTAAAATCACAACAAGAAAAAATAAAACAACAAGGAGTTAAGTCTGTACTTCCAGAAATTGCTGCACAAGTTGGATTAGATTTTGGTTCATTCTTATTGCCAGCAGCAGCTGGAAACGCTTCGATAAGAGGACTAGCTGAAGGATATGGATTGTCAAAAGGACTTCCTGGATTAGGCTCTCTTCTTCCAAAGGGTTCTATACCATATGCAACATCAGCAGTTCCAAAATTTACATCTAATGCTATAACTGCAGCAATCATCGGCGCATCAAGACCATTTGCCGAAAATAAAATATCTTCAATGATTCAAAAACCACAAGTAAAAATTTCTTCAGATGATTTTAAGCCAAATAACGTTTACCCGCCATTTGTAATTCATGAAGGGAAAAATGTACCAGTGCATTCAGGAAGCGGTTTTGGAAATGACGCAGTTGTTTTTCAAGGTCGTACTGAAAATTTAAGCTCATTATTAGCAAGCCATCAGGTAACTGATATTATTCCTACAACACCAGAAGGAATCCTATCCTATATTTTGAAAAAAGATCCAAACCATACAAAAGCTAGAAGATTATTAGATAAAATGGATTCAGGATACCAATGGGGCGATAGAGAAGTAAAAGAATTTTTAATGAATATGCTAGCATCAGGTAGCATAAATTTAAAAAAGGTTGATCCACAAGATTTAGCATCCCCACATCTTTTTGGCCTTAGAAGGCCAGAGCTTTCAGAGTCACTAGATCCAGCAGGGCTTGCACAATTAATTTCTGCAATGCGTGGCAATACAAGAGATGATGTTGCTATTAAAACTAAAACAAAAGCAATTTCACCACTACTTACAAAAATGGTTCAGGAATATATAGAAAATGTCAGACTACAACAAGAAGCGGTAGCTGCCAATATTGCACGACAAGGCGGCCCAAGAGGTGGCTTGCATGGGGTGCGTGGAGAAAAGCCTTTAACTAAAAAAGAAATTGCAGACCTGAAAGCAAGAGGCTGGGATCCTTCTTACACTCCTTTAACACCAAGAGATATTCCTATGATAAGAATATTTAATGACGATTTCCCATCAACAGATGGCAAGGGAGATCTTTTTGAAAAAGATGCAGCGACCCACATACTTTCTAGATTTTTTGGTCCAAAAGGCCTCCCTGAAGGAACTGTCGGCACTCTAGAACAATTAGCCGCAGCTAGAACATCAAGACACTTTGGAATTTATGACGCAGTTCAGTCACATATGCAGGGTGAATGGAAGCCAGATAGACCATTTATAGTAAGCACACTTTCTAATTTAATGAAGTACAATGGAAAACCAGAACAGCTTCATTCAGTAGACAGTTATTTCTTGCAAAGATTTGGAAAGCCTTTTCACTACAGTAAAAAAGAAGGAGAGCTAAGCTCAGGCTTTCCACTTGAAGAATCTGATTATATAGCAAAATTAAAAGAACTTAATTTGTATAAAGATGGAGAAGAACCTCCAATAATTGCAGAAGATTTTTCAGCAAAAGAAATATTTTATTTAGCAAAAGAAAAATATTCTCAATCAGAGCTTGCTCAAATATTACAAGCAGTTAACGAAAATGGTAATTTAAAACCTATAGCACGTACAGACAATGCTATGGGAGGTAGTCACTCAGAAGAATTTTACATGCCAGCACGAAGCAATTATGAATCTGATGAGTATTTAAGCGCTTCAAGAATTTTGCAAATACTAGCAATAGATAAAGCAAAGAAACAAATTGGAATAGATGAAAAATACAGGTATGCCGTTAGAGGAGAATTTAGCTCTTTAAACAAAGAAGAGATAGCAGAAATGGCTGCGAATCTTGGAGTCAGGTTTGATGGCGGACATAATGCTAGCGACATAGACAACTTAGCTCATGGCTCAGGACACAACCCATTTGAATATATTTTAAATGCACAAAGAGCTCAAACAGGAGATATAGGTGTTGGAATAAGTGATACGCAAAAAGCTTTAGGCGCACTTTTAATGTTTACACGTTTTGGCAAATATACAAGTGGAAAAACTTATGCAGATGAAAAAGATCTTTTAGCAGTTCAAAAATCAGCTGTAGGTCTATATGCTAGGGGAGCTTTATCTGAAAAAGATTTTATGTCAATAATTTCTGATATCAAAGAACAGCTAAAAAATGTGGAAGAAGCAGCAGGCGGGGGATTTGTTAACAATGGCAAAATACAAATTCCTAAATTTGCCAATGGGGGAATTGTAAACACCTCATTTAATCCAAAAATGTCTATACCAGGATTTGCCAACGGAGGAATGGCTTCTCCTACATATAACATTCCAACAAGCACGGTAGGTATTGCTAGCAATCAAGTTCCAGGGTATAATAAAGGTGGATCAATTCACCACTATAATGCTGGAGGAATTGTTGTTAATGGCGCACAGGGACAAGATGTTAAAGAGCTTGCAAACCATATAGTTAATATAATGGATGCCCGTGGAGCAAGAAGACAGAGCATGACTGGTGGAGGAATTACAGTATGAGCATGATGATGCCAAGAGGCTCAATATTATTAATTGAAGCTAAAGATTTATTAGCAACTCCAGCTGGAACTTCATTAGCTTGGAACAAAGTTACAGAGCACAATAGATCAGAATTTACAATTGGAACACAAAGAATTGAATCTAAAAGAAGAATGTCAAATGGTACTTTAAGAAAGTACCATGTTGCAGATAAGAAATCATTTAATCTAAGTTGGGAAATGCTTCCTTCATATAGAACTTTAACCGTTGATGGTGCATGGGGAGCAGAAGATTTAAGAGAATTTTATAAAAATGGCGGAACGGGAACCTTTAAAATAAGAGTAAATATGGCAAAGACTGGAACAAGCCAAGAGTCATCTGGTTATGAAGAATATAATGTTTCATGTACAGAAGCAACTTTTACAATTGTAAAGCGTGGTATACAACCTCATTGGAATGTGTCTTTATCTCTGGAAGAGGTTTAAATGATTCCCGCCTCAGATGCATTAAAAAAAGTATTGAAAACAAACCATGCAATAAAAATAAATGCGGGTTGTTTAATAGAATATAATCTTAACTCTATGGTTAACAATATAGTTGTTACTGGAGCAGAGTATAAAACAATTAATAATGCTAAGCCATTTCAAAAGCTTTTCCCAGTAGATACAATTGTAAAGCCAATTAGACCAGAACTTGCAGGAATTAAATATTATATAAACGGAGATGTTAATTCTCAAGAATGGGCTAATCCAGTAAATGTATCCTATTCAAAAGACTATAGAGTTTATATTCCAGGAGCGAACACATATTATAAATACTTTATAACTCCAATTGGACAAGATACAACCTTATCTATTTCATATCCTAAAACTATTTTTGTAAATAAGATAGTTGTTAAGTTTGAAATATCTCATTCACTTCCAGCCTCATGGACAATTAGTGGAACAGTGCCAGGTGGATCATCTCAAACACTTCTTACTGGAACGTCTTCAGACATAAAGCCATTTAAAACAGATAATAAAAAGAATTATGATGCTGGTTCTTTAACTATATATTATACTGGCACTGGGTGGTCAAAAAATGAAGCAGACCTAAATACATCAGCACGGATTGCAATAAATAAAGTTGGGCTATCAATTGATGTTTCTTCAAACGAGTATGTTGGAATAATTGAGGTGGCACCAAAGTATGTTATTGACGTATCATCAGACGTAGAGGCATTTGATATATTAAAAGAAAGCTCATCTTCATCAAGAGATACATTGCCAGTAGGATATATATCCGCAAACTCTCTTTCAATGCAAATGAATAGGTATAATGAAGATTCTATAAAGTCTGTATCTTACATAAAGTCAACTACAGAATTTGAAGATGGTAAAATTTATTTTTATAAGCTAGCTGAAGTTAAGCCACATTTTAAAGTTTATCATGCAGATGGAGCATATGGAACATCTGAAAAGTATGACATCATTAATCAGGGCAAATTCTTTATGGATAGCTGGTCTATATCTGAATATGGAAATGTAGATGTAGAATGTTTAGACGGAGCAAAGATATTACAGGAGATTGTTTGCCCAGATATATTTTGTGAGGGATATTCTGTTACTGCTATTATTAGAAGACTTCTAGATAATATTGGATTTACTAATTACAATATTAATATTCACCCAGATTTAAATTTAGAAAAAAGTATAATATCTCCAGCCTACTGGTGGACAGACGACTCTACAACTGTTTGGGAAACATTGCAACAAATATGTAGAGATACTCAGATGACTGCTGTATTTGATGAAAACAACGTTCTTCAATTTTACACTAGAGATTTTTTATACAGAGATAGAGACGTTGATTGGAAAGCAACATATGATGATCTACAAGAAGGGTCATCTCCAAATATAATTACAATTCTTCCAAACATAGTATCTATGTCAAAACAAGATCTTCCTTCTGCAAATAAAGTTATTGTAAGATGGCAAAGCGCACTTACATCAAATTACATTCAAGACAACAGTCCGATTTGGAAATCTCCAACAGCCTATCTAGGCGCATTATCTTTAGACGAAGATCTTTTATCTTCCCAAGCGGCTGGACCAAATAGCTGGGTTAAGCTTCTTCCAATAGTGACAGACGATAACACTAACATACAGTCTCTTTTCTCATTTAACGGCTACCTACTGATTAACTCAGAGATAATTGAATACGATGCTGTTGAATATACTTACCAGCCAATTGGTAGCACAAATTGGGTAGATGTTGTAATTGAAAATGAAAGCGATGTATTTAAATACAGAGCACTAGCAAAAGCTGGCGCACAAGATTACACAAAGCCAGAGACGGCATTTTTTAGACCAACAGGGCGATATAGAATTAAAGCAAGACAAGCATTTTCAACACCACTAGGAGATCACAAGGTTGGTTCAAAAGATATCATATCTTCATGGACAACAGTAGACAAGGCATGGGATGGTACTGGAACTTCAACTGCATCAAATAATTCATCTATAAAGTATGGATTACCAGGAGCAGTAAACACAAATACTATAGAAGGAATTAATGCAGCAAGCGGATTCTTGCAAAAGGGAGTTCTTAATGATAAAAATAGTGTAGCTGCAGCAAGATCTTTATTCTGTGTCACAAACAATTCTCCTTCAAAAACTGACTACTCTTTAGCATATAAGGCTTTTACATCTATGCCAACTTCTGGTACCGACCAGTACTATACATTTGGAACAACAATGTTTATGGAAAACAATATAAATGATCCAATTGCTGGCGGAGCATTTGGTTTCTTTATGTCTTCTAATGCAAGCTCTGGATATATAGTAAAAATTGATACAAGCGCAAAATCTTCAGCAATGTCTTCAAAAAATGAGCTTTCAATATTAAAGGTTAGCAACAACACAATACAAAGATTAGATGATAGTCAGACAGAGCAGGTTAAGCTTTCTGGAATTTATGGCGGAGATTCATACAGATTAGATATAAGAGTAAAGTCAACTAGTTTGGCAAATACAATAACAGTTTATGTAAATGGATATCAAGTCGATGCAATAGATACAAAGACTACAGAAAATCCAATACTATCTCCAACAAACATACTTGCTATGATATCTACAACTGGAACAACTAAATTTGATTATGTTTATGGAATAAAAACCACAGAGCCACAATATAATGCGAAGTACACATATAATCTGTATAGTGGAAAGTTTTCAAGCAATTCTCTTCAATTCTTATATGGAGAAAAGGTTTTAAACCAATCAACAGACACTGAGCCGATAAAGGGTCAGGTAGAAGAGTTTGGAATAATTGCAAGAGAAATAAGAAAAGTCGATATTAAATATAGCAGTAGGCCAGCCTACCCACTTTGGCCTTCAACTGGAGCAAATAAGTTTGCTACAGTTATTGGTTCAAGAACCACTCCATTTTCTGCAGAGGCATATGTTTTAAATAATTCTGGAACATATATACCGCTAGATGATGGAGACACATATTCTTTTTATGTAGGCGGCAAGACTGTTACTAAGTCAGGCGTATTAGAATATGTAGATGACTCTTCAAATGAATTTACATCAGAAGAGCCAGTTATATTTTCTTCTCAATGGCTTCAAAATAATACTGATGTCATTAACCTTGCGAAGTGGATTAAAACACAGTGGGCTAAAAAACAGATGGTCTCGTCTTTAGAAATGTTTGGCAACCCACTTATTTCTGTTGGAGATGTAATATCAATAAAGTATGACTATCATGGCTTAGATGGCACAACACAAAAATTTATAGTAACGAATGTAGATCATTCATATTCAGAGGGGCTGTCAACTTCAATAGTGTGTAGAACACTATAGTTGATAAATGGTATAATAAATAAATGGCTACCACACCAAGAATAAGTAATTTAGATATAACCCAAAACTCTGAACCAGTTATTTCTCCAGGTACTTCAGATGCATATTATATGAATCAGAAGTATATTAGATATACTCCGCTGCCTTTAGGTGGCGCAGTAGAAGGCTTGATAGAGGGCACAGGAGGCCCAGGAGAGCCTAATAAAATACCTCAGCTGTCAGATATAGAGTCTGTCACAAAAAGTGTTTATGTGGATACAAAGACAAATAAAACAAAAGCTAAATTAGTTATTAGAATTAGAAATAGTAGTGGTCAGGTTTTGTCTGGAATGGATGCAAGAATTGCAGTTCCAACAGGAAGTGGTGGAGAGTAATGATAAAGGGCACATATATATTTTATGAAGACGGAAAAGAAATTTATCGTTCAGATAACATAATAACAAAGTTCGGCAAGCGATTCCTAACCAGCTATATCGCTGGAAACGTGCCGTTTGATTCTAAAGATATGGCCCTGGGAATAGCAAATGATTCAGACTATGCAGTATCCCCCAGCAACAGCAGACTTGGATTTGAATTTTATAGACTACCAATTTCATATGGAGGAATAGATATACAATCTGATGGATTAGGTGGATTTAATTATTCTGTTATTTATAAAACAACTATTCCTCAAGATGTGGAGGGAATTGTAAAGGAAGTCGGTATATATCCAGGACTCAGATCATCAGTAAATAACTATGATGACAAGTTCCTGGCAGACTTTGAAGATAATACATTATGGACTCTATCTTCAGATGGAGTAACATTCCCGCCAATAGTAACATCTAACAATCCAAGAATTGGAAAGTATTTAGTTCAGATGTCTACATCTGGATCATCATCTTCTATTCAATATAATACATCTGTAAACAATTTAGATATATCTGGATATAGCGTAAATGATACGCTGTCGTTTGCATTTTATGAAGCAGACGCCAATCTTGCAAATATTAAAATTAGATTTTATAGCTCAGCAACAGATTACTATGAGGCACAAGTTACTGGAGATGGGTCTGCTGGAGATAGAATTAAATCAGTTGCCCTAGGAACAATGTTGAATAATCCTATCAATAATCCAGACGCAAAAGCAATATCTAAAATTGGAATAGTTGTTACATCAGATTCAGGCGGAGCAACTTCTGCATATTTTGATGGAATTAGAATTAATGATGAGGACACATTTGATCCTTCATATGGATTAATAAGTAGATCATCTCTTGCAACGCCATTAAACAAATTAGCTGGAAGACAAGTCGACATAGAGTATAGATTGGATCTATCCTTCTAATGGCAAACCCAATCGTTAAGAATGGAGGTGCGGGATATGTTCCGCCAGACCTCTTAAATGATGTTAGTCAAATTCAAGACGATAAAGATTATATTGACGTAGTATTAACTGACTTAAACCTAGACACCGATTACAAGATGCAATTTGCATGGGTGTATGAAGATAAAACTATAAGCGATTATTCTGCTGTGTTTGAAGTTACAACACCTGGAGTCTCAGTACCAAATGTTGCAAATATATCCAGTGAGTGGAAAGGCAACACTCTATTTATAAGTTTCGACAGGCCAGAAGAGTTAGTTGATGGTGTACTGGCAAACAGAGCTAAAAGTTTTGAGATATCTTTGTCTGCTCTAAATGGTAGCGGAGTTTTGACTACTGGTAAATTTACTCAGAATGTGGATCCATCTCAAACTAGACAAAAGTTTGAATTAACAGAAGCAAGGATGGATACTTGGAGAAGTTCTGGAAATTCAAAGCATGTTCCTAAAGCTTTTTCTGGAGTTATTAAAACAGTAAATGATGATGGCGTCAGCTCAGGTCTATCTTTTACAACGGCATCTAACGGAAGTACATTAACTGATAAGGCAATTGATGACGCTTCATGGAATCTATCAGCAAGACTTGACGGGTACTTTGTTTACGTAAATCCATTTACAGACCCAGGCGAATCAGAGTCATATCTTTATACAGAAGTTTATCAATCAACCACACTCGGCGGCACTTACTCGTTAATGACTTATGGACAAAGCCCAATAAGCGCATACTATGTTTCTGATTTAAATACAAAGTATGTAAGAATAAGACATAAGGTAAAGGATGGAACATACTCTTTATACTCTAATGTAAAATCTGTTGCATCGCTAAGTCCAAGTGGCTACGATGCCACTGCTCCATCAAATAGTAGCGTAATAACTCCTGGCACACCATCGGTTGATGGCGACGGGCTTTTTGACTTTAACTATAAAGTTCCTTTTACATGGACTCAAAATTCTGATACCACAACCCTTGGATATAAAATAAGATTTAGAATAAATGGAAGTTCTGGTGGGTATACATTTATGTCTATTCCAGGAAGAACAACTACGTCTACATTTTTGTACGGACTTCTTGCTGGACAAACATATGAAGTTGGCTTGTCGGTTTATGATGAATACGATAATGTTTCTTCTACTTGGTCTAATACAACAGTAACTGTACCATCATTTACGGGATCAATAACTGGAACAAAGGCTTTAACTGCTGGAGACATGAAGCTTGGTTATGGAATTGGCGGAAACAATGTTAACAAGGGTTTATATTTAAGTACAAATAACTATTGGTATGTATCTGGTAATACGGTGGCAGATAATGCGGCTGTTATAAAAATTGGCAGCGCAACAGATAATCTATCATGGAATGGCACAACTTTATCAGTAACTGGAACTATTAATGCTAAAGCGGGTAACTTTACTGGAGCAATAAGTGTTGGTTCACCAACAGTTACTGGACAGCTCAGAGTTATCAAAAGTTATGCAGTAGATGGAGTAACTCCAAACGCTGCGATTGAAATTGGAGCATTTTCCTCAGCGGTAACAGCTGGTGGAGTTACATCTACACATGGTATTTATGCATATGACACAACTGGTAAATATGTTTTAATCAATGCATCAGATGCTTCTATTAGGGCAAATAACATTATTGCATCTGGTTCATTTTCAGCAATTGGATCGCCAGGTGCATACTCTAATAACACGATAACTATTAGCGGTGGAAAGATATCTGCTGATAAAAGTATTTACATGGAAACAGCAGGATATGTAGATATAACTGCACTAAACGGCGTTCTGATAGACTCATCTTTAAGGGTTACTGGAAACCTAACTCTTTCTGGTACAAATAATTCTGTTAACATAGATACAGAAGTAGGCGGAACTTCAACAAAAAATATTAGAAATATATGGATTAGAAATACATTAATCGGAGCCACCTCTGGTACTGGCAACATAGGAGATGTTTGGCTGCAATATGCTTAGGTTAAATATATGCCGATAAGAGTTAAAACTGGATCTTCTACCTGGGCTAATGTTACTGAGTTAAGAGTTAAAACTGCTATAAGCACATGGTCAGATGTAATAAAGGGAAGAGTAAAGACTGCAGCTAATGTATGGTCAGATTTTTTTACAGCTGTTATAACGCCAACAGTGCAATCAAGATCAACAATATCTTTAAGCGGCGGAATAAATGCATCTAATAATATAATGAATGATTCCACATTCGTTACAATAACATCTACCAGATACTCTTGGAACAATGCAACTGGAGTTACATATGTTTGGCAAAGTTCACCAGATGACTCTAATTGGTCAGATATTGGAACAGCTCAATCTACAACAAATCCAGCATCTGGCTCATCCTCATCCTCCCTCGCATTAACCCTTTCTCCTTCTTATTTTACATCTGGGCCAGACATGTATTTTAGATTTAAGTTTATGGCAACAAATTCTACTTATGGAACAAATGCAAGCTCAGAGAGCTTGTCAAAACTTGTTTCATATTATGGAACACCAATTCCACAGTCGCCATATCCAGAAATTACTGGAAGCACTACAGTAGGTAATAATGCATTTGGAAATATAGGTGTATGGACAAACTCTCCAACATCGTATGATTACAGATGGTATTTTATGAGCGGCTCCACAAGCTATCCATTGACATTTGCTCAAGCAAGATCAGTTTCTAATAAAACTTTGTCTGGATTTTCTGCATCGTTATTAACATCAACCAATCATGGCTATAAAGTAAATGATCAATTAATAATTTCTGGCATGGATTCTTTATTTAATGGAACACACACTATAACTTCAAGAACAAATAGCACTGTATCATTTACATTACCAACACCAACAGCCTGGTCTGCATCAACAGCATATTCTATTGGATCGTTAGTTTCATTTTCAGGTAATGCATATTATGCATCAATATCAATGCCAGCCCCAACATTGTTTTCTGCTAGTAGTGCTTATAATGTAGGGGATAATGCGTGGGATGGATTTACAAGATATAGATGTATACAAGCAATGTCTGCTGTTTCAGCATGGTCTTCATCTTCAAACTACCCTACTGGATCTATAGTAAGCCATAATGGAACAAGATGGAGAGCTGAACAAAATTCTGGTATGGGATACGTGATCCCAGGTACTTCTACACCAGTAGGTGCACAGACACCTTCTAGCACTAACACAACATATTGGTCGGAAATAAATGTGCGTCTTTCCAGTACTTCTTACTGGGCAAATGCAAATCCTAACAATTCTTCATATTGGACAATTCAATCTTTTTCTGGCACATCTGCATCTGGAACAACAACTGCTCCAAATTATTATGAAGGATCATCTTTATCTTCACAATCTTTTTCTTTAGTAACACCAACAGTTGATTATAGAAGTCAGTTAAATATGATTGACAAAGCGCTGTACTTTGCAGTTAAGGCATATAACCCAGCAACTTTATCTCCATCAGAATATTCAGTATACAAATTAGTATATGGGGTTCCAGTAATAACAGTTGGAACAATTACTGCTGGATCTACAACAGCATCAATACCATATACTCATTCTTATATGACATCATATGATATAGATATAAAATATGCAGGCACATCAATAAGCACTTACCCTAGGGTTGTAACTTCTCCTTCTACACCAATTTCTGTTAGTGGGCTAACCGCACCAAGAGATTACACTTATTCCATAACTCCTAAAAATGGTGAAGGAACATCTGGAGTAATTAAAACTGGAACATTTAGCACAATATTAGAGCAGTGGACAATAACCTGGAGTGCCAACGGTGGAACTGGCGGAGGAAGCACAACACAGAATCGTGGAGTTTCGCACACCGCACCTTCCCCAGGAACCAGAGACGGTTTTGATTTTGTACATTACAGAAACCCAGCCACTGGAATTGATATTTTATATACCGTAAGCGATGGGGGAACTTTTAATCCAGACAGCGACCTTACTTTCGCCGCTGTGTGGACAGCTAAAACTTATGCTGTTACATATAACGCTAACGGTGGCACAGGAGCACCAGCAAGCCAAACTAAGATACACGGTACGAACTTGACTTTAAGTTCAACAGCACCAACTCGTGCAACAGTCGGCAGTACCCAGTACACATTTGCAGGTTGGAACACTGCAGCCAATGGAACTGGAACAAGCTATGCAGCTGGAGCAACTTATACATTAAACGCACCACTTAGTTTGTTTGCTCAGTGGACAGTAACAAATTTAACCTGGACAATAACCTGGAATGCTAACGGTGGAACTGGCGGAGGAAGCACAACACAGAATCGTGGAGTTTCACACACCGCACCTTCCCCAGGAACCAGAGAGGGATTTAATTTTTCTAACTGGAGAAACCCAGCCACTGGATTTGATGTTTTGTATACTGTAAATGATGGAGGAACTTTTAATCCAACAGGCGATCTTACTTTTGGGGCTGTGTGGTCAGCTAAAACTTATGCTGTTACATATAACGCTAACGGTGGCACAGGAGCACCAGCAAGCCAAACTAAGATACACGGTACGAACTTGACTTTAAGTTCAACAGCACCAACTCGTGCAACAGTCGGCAGTACCCAGTACACATTTGCAGGTTGGAACACTGCAGCCAATGGAACTGGAACAAGCTATGCAGCTGGAGCAACTTATACATTAAACGCAGCGCTTAGTTTATTCGCTCAGTGGACAGAAACAACTCTAACCTGGACAATAACCTGGAATGCTAACGGTGGAACTGGCGGAGCTGACACTACAAGAGCCAGAGGTCTTGCACACACAGCTCCACTAGTCACTAGAGGTGGATTTACTTTTTCATCATGGAGGCACCCAGCATCTGGTGATTTGCTTTATTCGGTAGGCAGCCAAGGAACATTTACACCGACATCAAGTCTAAACTTCTTTGCCCAATGGACCGCAGTTCAGCCAACTCCGACTGTTTCTACAATAAGAGCATCTACAACTGGAAGATCTGGATCAAGCCCCAACTTTGTTTTTGCTAACCCAAAAGCAACATTCAACTTTACTTTTACAAACACCACATCATGTACGATTTATTTAGATAGATCTGCTGATGGAATAACCTGGACCGAAGGTGTTGCAAATAATTTGGCTGTAAGCAATAATGCAATAAGCTTATCAACAAGCCTACCGTCTGGAACTACAAGCACTTCTGGAAACTTTTACTACAGAGCTAGAGTAAACGCCTGGTCTGGGGCAACCCAAACTGGAAATAGCACTGGAATAAAAACTAGTTCAAGCGTTAGAAACACAACAACTCCAGTAAATAATGCCTTATTGTCGTTTGCATAAAAGAAAGGATGAATATGAATAATAATGAAAAGGCTCAAGTTTTACAGCAAAGAATCGATTTAATAGATATATCGATATCTCATCTTAAATATACTGAGCCAGAAGACATAGAGTACTTTGAAACCTTTACCGAAGCAAAAAAGCAAGAAATATACCAGTTTATAATAGATCAAAATTTAAAAAGGCAGGCTTTAGAAGCAGAATTAAGTCTTTACAAGTAATCTATATTTATGTTATAATATGAAAGGAGGAATAAAATGACAACAATTTTAACAAATGAAGAAAAAACAGCAATTGTAAATCAGCATATGAAGAACCTTGAGTATTCAATCTATAACTTAGAAGTTTCTGTTATTGAAGAAGAGGCTGTGTCTACTCCAGATTCTGAAAAAATTTCTAATCTTAATTCTGATATTGCAGAATTAAATGCAAAGAAAGCTGCTCTTACAACAGAGCTAGCATCACTTACAGCATAGAGGTAAAAGATGGTAGAAAAAGCGGAGCTAATCATAGCCGCTCTACAGCAACGTATAGGCGAATTAGTATCAAATTACGAAACTCAGATTGCAGTTTTGCGAGCTGATTTAACACAGTTAGTAGACGAGAAGAATGCTAAAGAAGAAGCAATCAAAGACTATTCAATCAGTCTTGATAACATCACCAACTAATTTCCCATCAGGAATAGCTGTTAAAACAGATAGTGGTATATACTGGATTAAAGATAATAAAAGGTATAAACTTATATCTGAAAGAGCTGCCGAATCTTGGAGATTTGTTGAAGTGCTAGCAACTGATCACGCACTGTCTACCATTAAGTCGGCAGGCAAATTGGGATTCAGGGACGGCACCTTGATAAAAAACATAGCAGATGGTAAAATGTATTTAATATCTCAAAATAAGAGACGACATATATTGAGCCCAGATGTCTTTGATAGATATGGATTAAATAGATCTATGTTAATAGAGGTAAGTGAAGCAGAAACAAATATGCACGAATTAGGAGAAAACTTATAATGGCAAATATATTCCAAGAAGGTGAACCATTAAATGTTACATCCCTAAATGAGATGTATACTGAGCTTGTTAAGCTTAGAGGAAATTTTGGAGCAATGTCAACTGCTGGAGACATTGTCGATTCTTTGCTCGGAACAACTGTTCCAGTTATTTCTGGAAATAGAGAGTCCGTAGATTTAAAAGCAAACAACGTTGTTACTATAAATATATCCGATCAATTAAGTAAAAAGTACACTGGAAAAACAGAAAATCCTTGGATCATAGTAGGTCTTGGCGGAAAGCTAAATGCTAAGGAAGTTGTGTCTGCAAGTGTTCATGGTACAGGATTGCAAAAAACTATATACGTTACATCTAACGTAAACAAGAACAACTTCGGCATATTTTGGATTGCAGTATATTTAAGACCTATTAGCAATAGCTAGTATTGACACATCTATATAATATGTTACAATTACTGTAACATTAAAGTCACGTACCCGTGACTTTTTTCGTATTAAGGTAAATAATGTCAAACGACTTAAAATGGATGCTATCTTCTGATCAGCAATTCCCGTATCAAGATGATAAGATGATTGCACTATGGTTTAAAGTAATGAAATGGTTTAAGCCAGATGTGGTTGACTATTTAGGAGATACCGACGACCAAGCTTGCTATAGCAAGTATACAGAAGGGCGTTCTGCAGAATTTATGCAATTGCATAAGGATGATAGCAGAGATTTAATTGTTCCAATGATGCGCCATGAGGCAAAAGGTGCAAGAGACTTTTACGCTAAGACACGAGAGATGCTTCCAGACGCACAGCTATTCTCAGCACTTGGAAATCACGATGTTAGAATATTTGATTATATTGATAAGAAGCTACCAGATTATGCAAAAGAAGTTACGCCAGAAGCTCTTTGGTCTTTAGACTCACTAGGATATGAATATATTTATTATGATCAGTTGCCAAAGCGACGCTTTGGAGATATCCATGTGCATCACGGGCTTTCTGTTTCAGCTACTGGAGCAGTAAGAAAAGACATGGAAGATCTTCAGATATCTTTAATTCGTGGTCACTCACATAGAATTGCTTCACACATGGTAACATACGAGCTTAGAAACAATGGCGAAGGCGAGACATTGCGTGGCTATGAAATAGGTCACATGTGTGATGAAAAGGGGCCAGGAATGAAATACACCCAGCATCATGATTGGCAAAAGGGATTTGCTATTGCACATATCGTAAATGATTATCCTCATATACAAATGATTCATGTCTCCCCAGACTATTCTTGCGTGGTAGACGGAAAGGTATTTACTTTATAATGTATTGTCAGAAATGTAACGGTAGAGTATTTATTGATAGAGTATTCTCTCAGAAGCTACACATGGAACTATTTTGTGTCATGTGTGGTAAACGCTGGATGATTAATAAAGAAACGAGTGCATTAGGTAGATGGCTAGAAAAACAAGATCAAAGACACGCAAAAAGTTTCTTTATTTCTTCTTAAACGGGAAGATACATAAAGTATTAAAATCATCAAGAGCCAAAGATGAATTAATTGCTTGGTCGTATGAAGATAAAAAAAGAATGTTATACTCATACACTCAGGTAGAAAAATCTATGGAGAATGCTTATTCAATCAAAGATGTATCAGCTCTTTTAAATAAGCATAAGGTTACTATAGAAGATTATATATTAGAAGGCAAGATTAAAGTTCCTGCCAGAATATATCCAATTGGTAATCCAGATAGCTCGTGGTCTAAGTTTATGTTTAGTCATAAAGACATCCTAGACTTACATGAGTTTATCTTAGAAGCTGGTCACTCGTCAAAGGTTCCATCAAGAGCTGAGATATTGGCACTTCTCAAACACAACTTAATATTGTATACTAAGACCGAAGAAGGAAAGTTTGTCCCTGTATGGAAGGCGGAATAATGTCAGACACTAGAGTTAAGGTAGACTTATCGTTTACTCGCAACCTTGGCAATTACGAAAGTATTAAGATTGGTATTGGAATAGAAGATTCAGTTCGTCAAGGCGAAGGCGTTGAGGCTGCAACAGAGCGTGTCTATAAGTTTGTAGAAGAAAAGCTTATTGAAAAGACTCGTGAAGTTGAAGAAGAATTGAAGAAGCCTAGTGGCAAATGAGAAAGAGCCGTATGTCCTAATTGGACTGTATGAGTCTTTATACTTAGAAAAGTATGGCCGAAAGCCAAAGCTAAATAAGTTTAGGGAAAAATGGGCAATGCAAGATGTAATCGATAGCGTTGGGTTTGATTGTGCCAAAGATCTATTGATATACTATTTTAAGACAAGCAAGTCTGGTCACCCATTAAACTTTTTCTTTTACAACTTTGATAAGATTGATCATTTAAGAGTTGCAATGGAAAAAGATGTAGAGAATCGTCGTATGCTATTAGAAGCAACGAAGAAATTAGTTGAAGGCGGGGAGCAATGAATACAGAAGCAGAAGTAATCTCCGCAGTATGTAAGAATAAAGACATTAGTACATTACTAGCAGATAACGTAGATGAGATATTTACATCACACAGAGATATCTGGGAATCTTTAAAGTCATACTATTATAAGTTCAAGGCTGTTCCAGAAGTAGGTATCCTGTCAGAAAGATTTAAAGACTTTGAGCCAGTCAATACAAAGGCTGAAACAGGATATTATTTAGATAAACTTAAGAATGAATATTTAAGTAGCAGACTTAAAAGCATATTAATTCAATCTGGGTCGGCCTTAAAGGAAGATGCAGCAGGTAGAGTTATCGCTGATATGCAGGCAAAGCTATCTCAGCTTTCTAAATTTACTAATAACGTAAGAGATTTAGATGTCACAGACCTTGAGTCCGCAGCCACACACTTTGCTTCAGTAAAAGAGCGTTCTGCAGCAATGGGTGGCAGTCCTGGAATCTTAACTGGATTCGATGCAATTGATAAAGCTTATCCTACTGGAATGGCTCCAGGGCATTTAATTGTTGCTATTGGTTGGCCAGGGCGTGGTAAGACTTGGTTTACTTCCTACCTTGCATGCAAGGCTTGGGAGCAAGGATTCAAGCCAATGATTGTTTCTCTTGAAATGTCCCCAGAAGATATGCGTAACCGTATCTATACAATGATGGGTTCAGGTTTATTCCGTGCAAGCGATTTTGCAAAGGGAGATGTTAATATAGATGACCTCAAGTCTTGGGGATCTAAAAAGTTTGAAAACAAAAATGGTTTTGTGTTGGTGTCAAGCGAAGGAATGTCTGATGTAAGCGCAAATACAGTTCAGGCAAAAATAGATCAACATAAACCAGACCTAGTAATCCTTGACTATCATCAGTTGTTCTCAGACACAAAGCGTAGCTCAGGTGCAACAGAACGTAATATGAACATATCTCGTGAGTTTAAAATGTTAGCAATGACAAATGGAATTCCAGTTATTGATATTACAGCAGCAACAATGGATGACATTACAGATCAAGATGCCCCTCCAATGCTGTCTCAGGTTGCATGGTCTAAAGCCATTGAGTATGATGCAGATATGGCTATTGCAATTCACAAATACACTAATACAAATATGGTTGAAGTGGTTAGCCGAAAAAATAGACATGGACAAGACTTTAATGTCTTCTTAGATTGGGATATCAACAGAGGTATCATCAAAGAGATTTATGAGAATCCTTTCCAAAATGACTCACAAAAAAATTAAAAGGTTTCAAATTAATGTTGAGTTTTTAGATGATTCTGAAATTATTAAAATTAAGCATCAGTATGAAAGCATGCTCACGCATCAAATGCGTGACAAGGGATATGCAAGGGTACTTGACATAGATCCAGCCTTTGCAGTAGAATTCACAGGAGAAACATGGAAGTTCTTAATGACCTTGCATGGAGTTTACGTAGGAAAGAAGAAGGCATGGCTATCAGAGGGAATGTCTCAGGGAAAACTGATCTCACGCAATATGCGCCCAACCATATCAAATCGATCTTAAAGTCTTTAGGGTTAGATATAGTTGGAGAAACATCAAACGATTTTCTATGCTATTGTCCATTTCATTCAAACAGACATACGTCAAGCTTTAGCGTAAGTCGTGATAAAGGCGCCTTTATTTGTTTTAATCCTGCCTGCGGTGAAGCTGGAACGTTAATTGAGTTAATCAAAAAAGTTCTCAACAAGAATGACTTCGAGGCTATGAGGTATATTGCCGCTAAGGAAACAGAGTCCCTTAATAACTTTGATGAATTGATGGCGGAGATGCTAGAGGATAAACCAGTGTTTGAGGAATTCTCACAAGATACTTTAGTTAAACTAAATGATGATCTAGTTACGGAATGGAAAGCACAGAAGTATTTTGAGTCCAGAGGAATTAATATGACTTCTGGTAAATATTTTAATTTAGGATATTCAAAGAATATGGATATGGTTACAGTTCCAGTTCATAGTCCAGACGGAATGCCTATTGGAATTGTTGGTAGATCAATAGAAGGCAAGTCCTTTAAGAACAGTACAAATCTTCCAAAGAGCAAAACTTTATTTAATGTTCATAGAGCAAAAAAAATCGGTGATCATGTAGTCGTAGTTGAGTCCAGCTTTGACGCTATTCGTGTTCATCAGGCTGGATTCCCAAATGTGGTTGCAACCCTTGGAGGATTTATTTCAAATGAACAGCACCACCTTTTAAATAGATATTTTAATCGAATAACAATAATGACTGATGCAGATGAAGCTGGAAGAGCATTAGGAATGAGCATTGCTAATAAATTAAAGAATAAAGACATCTTGTGGGCTTCTTATGAATATGGTAAGATATATCCACATGCAGCAAAAGATGCAGGCGATATGTCAGAAGATGAGATAAAAGCTTGTATAAAAAACGCAGTTTCCGATATCGAATATCGATCTTGGAACCCATGATATAATAGCAATACAGACAGATATATACTGTCAACTATATGAAAAGAGGATATAAATGGGTATCGTTAAGGGATTAAAAGACCTAAACAAAGTAATGGATAAGCCACAGTCATCAGGTGGCGAAGGAACTAAAGCACGTTGGGTTAAGCTAGAAGATACAGAAAGCGTTAAGATTCGCTTCTTACAGGAGCTTGATCCAGATTCACCAAGTTACAATGAAAAGAACGGACTTGGCTTTATTGCAGTAGAACACACAAACCCTAAAGACTATCGCCGCAAGGCGCTATGCTCAATGGAAGATCAGGGCAAGTGCTATGGCTGTGAACAACATCGCAAAGATTACAAGGCAGGTTGGAAAGGTCGTTCACGACTTTACATTAATGTTTTAGTAGACGATGGCAAAGAGGAACCTTATGTTGCAATTCTTTCACAGGGTTCTAGCGGAAAGACAGTAACACCAACATTAATTGAATACGCTGGAGAAATGGGTAGCATTACAAACCTAATGTGGCGTATTAAACGTTCTGGCACAAAGACAGATACAAGCTATACTATCATTCCTTTAGCAAAAGATGAATCAGACTTTGACTCATCTTCATTAGAGTTGTATAAGCTTGAAGAAACCGCTGTTCGTGATATGCCTTATACTGAACAGGAAGCTTTCTTTAACGGAGAATCTGGACAAGAGTCTTCTGACTCATCAACAAACAGTAGCCTAGACTGGTTATAATTTGGCGGAGGGCAGAGCAATCTGCCCTCTTAGGCCAGAGTAGCCCAGCGGTAGAGGCGGTAGACTTAAAATCTATACAGCGTGGGTTCGAATCCCACCTTTGGTACATAATAGAAAACGGCGGAAATGATTAACTTAGAGATACCAGACCCATTTGATACATTTGTGTCAAACAAGTATAAAGATTTTAAAGGCATGCTCTACGATTTCTTTGCACAAGAGTGGCACATGAATTGCTTATGCTGTAATGAAGATTTATATGCACCAAATAAAAAGGTTATGACAAAGATTAGACTTTATCATACTAGAAATGAATGTCAGGGCGGATACTAAATGAGTTTTACACACTTGCACGTCCACTCTTATTATTCATTAATGGATGGACTAAATTCTCCAAAAGAACTATGCCAAGCAGCATTGGATGCTGGTCAGACAGCAATTGCAATTACAGATCATGGAACTTTATCTTCCCATAGAGATATGCAGATTGCTGCAAAAGAATTGGGGATAAAACCCATACTTGGAGTAGAAGCATACATATCTCCAACAGATAGATTTGACCGTTCATCAAAAACAGATAAATCTATTCAGGCATACAATCATATTATTCTTCTAGCTAAAAATAAAAAGGGCTTAGAGAATATAAATATTTTGCAGGAACTTGCATGGAACGAAGGATTTTATCACAAGCCAAGAATTGACAGAGAGGTTTTAAAAGAATATGCGGAAGGTATTATTGTACTTAGTGGATGTCTTAATGGACTTATTAGTAAATGCATCGAAAAGGGCGAACTATCAGAAGCCAAGCTTATACTTCAAGATTTTAAACAAATCTTTATGGAAGATTTCTACGTGGAAGTACAATCACATAACCCCCATGAAATCAACTCGACCTTATTAAAATTAGCAGATGAATTAAAAATTAAGGCGGTAGCGACAGGAGACGCTCACTTTGCTAAAGAAGAGGATAGAATATTAGAAGAAGCATTATTGATTCTATCCACATCTCCTAAGTTTGATAAAGATGCTGACTTTGATATGTCTCGTAATATGAAGGATATGTTAGATAGATTTAATTATCTTTATCCAGATCGTAGAATTTCATTTCAAGATTATAATCTATTTATTCAGTCACGCTCAGAAATTGAATCTGACTTTAATAAGGCTGGAATTAGCCGTACTGATATATATGAAAATACTATGGAGATTGCTAATAAGGTTAGTGATTATGACTTTAATCAAAATCTTGACCTTCTGCCCGTCCCAAAAACAGATGCCGATGAGAAGCTTAGGGAGTTGGCTTATCGGGGCTTAGAGAGGCTTCAGAAGGCTTCAGATGATATTTATGTGGCTCGTGTAGAAGAAGAGCTAGCCGTAATTGCCTCAAAGAACTTCGCCTCATATTTCTTAGTAATCGCCGATATGATTAATTGGGCTAAAGAAAATAATATTAAGGTTGGGCCAGGACGTGGTTCTGCTGCTGGATCTTTAGTTTGTTATTCATTAGGAATTACAGATGTTGACCCAATTAAATATGACTTACTTTTCTTTCGATTCATTAATCCAGAGCGAAATGATTTTCCAGATATTGATACCGACTTTGAAGACCGTCGCAGAAAAGAAGTTAAAGAATATCTAAAGAAAAAGTTTAAGCACGTAGCTTCAATTTCAACTTACACTTATTTTAAAGATAAGGGTGTTGTTCGTGATGCTGCTCGTGTATTCATGGTTCCACTTCAAGAAGTAAACCGTGCACTAAAAACTGTAGACACCTTCGAAGATTTTATGGATTCCCCGAATACAAAAGATTTTAGAGCAAGGTACCCAGAGGTAGTCTGGCTTGCCGAAAGATTGCGTGGCCGCATCAGATCAGTTGGAGTACACGCAGCTGGAGTGGTTGTAGCAAAAGATGATTTAAGAAACTATGCGCCAGTTGAGTCTCGTGAAGATTCACAAGATAAAGTATCTGGAAGAATTCCAGTCGTCGCATACGATATGGATACGGTTGCCGATATAGGTCTTATTAAACTAGATGCGCTAGGACTTAAGACTTTATCAGTAATCTCAGATACGCTTCAATCTATTAAGGAAAGATCTGGTAAAGACATCAACCTTTCCGATCTTACTATGGATGACCCCAAAGTTTATAAAATGTTAAGCGAAGGATACACCAAGGGTGTATTTCAGGCGGAAGCAACTCCGTATACAAATCTTTTAATGAAGATGGGCGTAGATAAGTTTGAAGACTTAGTTGCATCAAATGCTTTAGTTCGCCCAGGAGCCATGAATACAGTGGGTGCTGCATACATTAACCGTAAGCACGGTAAAGAAGCAGTTGATTATAGCCATGTGATTATGAAAGAGTTTACTGAGAATACATATGGTGTTATTATATATCAGGAGCAGGTTATGCAAGCCTGCGTATACCTAGGAGGTATGTCTTGGTCAGAGGCTGATAAGGTCCGCAAGATTATTGGAAAGAAAAAAGATGCAAAAGAGTTTGACCAATTCAAAGATCAGTTTATTGCTGGGGCTTCAAAGCAAATTACTCAGAAAAAAGCAGAGCAGCTTTGGCATGACTTTGAGGCTCATGCTGGTTATTCTTTTAACCGCTCCCATGCTGTTGCTTACTCTATGCTTAGTTATTATACTGCTTGGCTTAAGTCCTATTATCCTCTTGAGTTTATGTTTTCAATTCTTAAAAACGAAAATGACAAAGACGCAAGAACAGAATATTTAATTGAGGCTAAGCGCCTGGGTCTTAAAATTAAGTTGCCACATGTAAATGAATCAGACATATATTTTTCTTTAAAAGATAATTCAATTATATTTGGCTTGGCTGAAATTAAATTTATTTCAGACAGTATTGCTAACAAGATACTAGATAAAAGACCATTTGCAGACTACTCAGATTTTATTGACAAGGCTTCTAAAAAAGGAAGTGGAATTAATAGCAGAGCAATTGCCGCATTAAATTCAATTGGTGGTGCTGCTTTTACTGATAATCCTAGAGGTGGCAATGAGAAAGATAATTACTATGAATATTTGGGCATACCTACTTTTAATTTAGAGGGAATACCACCAAGAATTAAAGCACAGGCAAGGCCTATCGAGGACTTCGATGATCTTGGATCATTTGTTATGTTTGGAATGGTTAAGAGCATTAAACGTGGAGCTGGCTGGGCAAGAGTAGAGCTTGTAGATGAAAGCGGTACTGTTGGATTATTCCATCATGAGGATACTCAAATTGAGCCAAACCAAATGTACTTTATATTAGTTGGAGATAATCGCATTGCTAGATATGTTAATGTTAAAGATATTAGTCCAGATGCCCCAGACCTCTTTGTAGATTATTTATATAGAAAAGAATATGACTTAGAGGAAGATGAGTACATGGTTATTAACTTTACTCCGTATAAAACTAAGGCTGGTAAAATGATGAGCCATATAGTATTATCTAACGGTGAAAAAGAATTAACACGAGTTATTGCATTCCCAACAATGTATAAGATGTCACTTGCAAAAATGCGTGAAGGTATGAAATGTAAGGTTGTGCTAGCTAAATTAGATGATGGCACATTAAATGTAAAGGAAATAAAATGACAGAAAAGACAACTAGAGAAATTTATGAAGAGCGACAAGATTCTGCTACTGAAATATTTCATAGATTAAATAGCTCAACAATGCTTTCTGGAATACTTAATCATCTGAAGACGGTAAATATTTCAAGAGAGTCTGCTCTTGGGATGCTAGACTATCCTATGGTTGATAAGAATATTAAGCAGTATCCGTACGAGGCTGGATTTATTGATTACTTAAAAGAAAATGGCGAGGCGGTAATGGTTAAATTTGACCAAGAAACCGATTCGTTTTATTTTCATTTAGCTTCCAGAGAAGAGGGAGAAAGATTAATTCAGACTGGACAATACATGGGATATATTCCTATTAGATCAAAGTGGAGTAACCAGTGAGCGAAAGCCCTCTTCAAACAGTAATATCTATAAAAGATAGATTTAATAGTTCTAGCATGCTGTCTTTGATTTTAAAAAGCCTTGACGGAGTTAAAATTCCAAGGGAGTCGTTTGACATGCTTATTAAATATGATGAGATACGTGAGAATGTAAAGTACTGGCCATATGAAGATGGCTATATGGATTACATTAAATCAACTGGAGGCTATGTCCAAGTTGAATACTATGAAAATAAAAATGACGAAATTACAATGAAGATTGTTTCAAAAGAAGAAGGTGAAAGAAACATGCAAGACGACGGCGTATTTGGATACGTTTGTATAAGATCAAAATGGAGTGATAGAAATGACTAACGATACAAGTAAGACCCCCGAAGAACTGTTTCAAGAAATGAGCCTTAGTAAAGTTTTGGTTGCAATAATGGAAACAGTTAAAGAGATAAAAATACCAGTTCTAACCTTTTTAGATTCAGCAAATGAAGATAAAGAGCTAGAGGTTGAATATAATTCAGATGAACAGACATTTGTGTTTAAGCTTAAGGAAAAGAATGCAGCAAATGAATAATGGTGATCACGGCGTATACATGGTTACAGACAATGGTCTCGATGCCTTGGCAGCTGTACTTCACGAGACAGCAATAGAAAAAGGTTTTTGGGAAGGCCCAGTAAATCACGATAAGCTAGGTAACAAACTTGCTTTAGTTCATTCCGAAGTAACTGAAGTTTTAGAGGCTATTCGAAAAAATCATGGGTCTGAAAAGATTGTAGAAGAAATGGCTGATGTAATTATTCGTCTTTTAGATTTATATGCAGCAATGATGAACGGCGGACTAATAGATACAAGCTTAGACGAACAGCTATTTAAGAAGATGGATATAAATTCTAACAGACCAAGACTTCACGGCAATTTATTTTAATGATATACTGATACAAAGAGAAGGTTAATATGACAATTTTGATAGACGATATACTAGCAAAACTAGATCCAAAAACTAGAGCAAGAGTTCAATCAGCACAAAATGTTAAAGTAGATAGACAGAAAACCCCAAGCATTGGCCTTAACATGGCATTAAAGGGAGGCCTTGGCTACGGAAGACAAACCCTTATATGGGGAAATAAATCTGCTGGAAAGTCTTCATTTTGTTTACAAATGATTGCACTTGCTCAAAAAGAAGGAAAGACTTGTGCTTGGATTGACTCTGAAGATTCATATGATCCAGACTGGGCAGAGTCTTTGGGAGTAGACTCAAAGTCATTAATACACTCTCCAGCAAAAACAGTAAATGATATGGTTGATGTTGCAACAAAGCTTATGAATGCTGGCGTAGATATAATTGTTGTTGATTCTATTTCTGCACTTCTCCCAGCGATCTATTTTGAAAAAGACGGCAATGAAATGAAAGATTTGCAGGATACTAAGCAAATCGGTGCAGAAGCAAAGGACATGACTCATGCAGTTAAGATGCTTAATTACGCAAATAAAAATACGCTACTCGTTCTTATTTCTCAGCAGCGCAATCAGTTTGGCAGCATGCATGCAAGCCATATCCCTACGGGCGGCATGGCGGTTAAATTTTTCTCCTCTACTGTCATTAAACTTTGGTCTAGCGAAGCTGAGGCTAATGCTATTAAGTCAGGCGTTAAAGTTGGAGATAAAATTATTGAGCAAAGAGTAGGTAGGCCAGTAAATTGGATTATAGATTACAATAAGTTGGGTCCACCAAATCTTTCAGGTCAGTATGATTTTTATTACCAAGGCGAGTCTTTGGGTGTAGATCAGGTCGGAGAAACCCTAGATGTTGCAGAGATGTGTGGAATAATTGAAAAGGGTGGTGCATGGTATACCATTAATGAGGAAAGATTCCAGGGTAGAGCAAAAGCTGTCGCTTATCTTAGAGAAAACCCAGATGTGGTAGAAAAATTAATTAAGGAAATAAATGCCAAATCTTAATGAGTTTTTAAATAAGCCAGACAAACAATTTGTTCCAGATAACGCAGATATTGAGAGTCTGGATGGGATTAGGCCATGCTCTAAGTGTGATCTAAATGTTGACGGTGCTCTATGGGACTCAAAAAAACTTTTGCTGACATGGAAATGCAGCGATGGGCATGAGAATTCAATACAGGTTGGATAATGTCAGAAAGAGCAGAGGTAAAACGTGATGGGGCAAAAGCTCAAAAAAATAGCGGACGTGGGGATTATCAAAAAGGTGATGCCCAATGGAATCAGTTCTTAGTAGACTATAAAGAGGCTTCAAGATCCTTTGCTTTAAATAAAGACGTATGGGCAAAGATTTGCACTGATACGTTTAAGGTAAATAGAGACATGCACCCAGCCCTAAAAGTAATACTTGGCGAACAGTCTAAAGTAAGGCTTGGTATAATAGAGTGGTCAGTTTTAGAAGAATTAATAAATTTCTGGGAGGAAAATCAATGAAAAAATATACAGTAATGCCACAAGTTGTAGTTTATAAAGATTTGTTTAGTAAAGAAGAGCTTCAGAGATTCTACTCATTACTACAGATGTATGATACAGATATTTCTGGAATAGAAATAACAAATGAAGAAGAGTCAATGAGAAAAGATGATCATGGCGTTCTTCCACTAGAAGAGCAAAAGGATAGTCCATTAAACAATTGGGTCCCATGGCATACGTTTGGCAAGAAAACTTTTTTTAATTTTACAAAAAAGCCAGAAGGCCTAGAAGACGAAAACCTTATATTCTTATATGACTTCAGAGAAAAGCTTTACCAGGTATTTGGAGAAGTCTTTAAAGACTATATTGATGAATGGTCAGATTCAGGATACTGGCCTGAGTATATTGATAATTGGAACATTAACAATGATAAGGCAACAAGGATGTTCTACAGTGTTATTGAGATATTAAAGCATGATAACAAGCCAGAAAAAGATTTTGCAATTGGTTTCCATACAGATACTCATGAGCACAGAAACGGAAGCCCACGAACTCAGCAAATTATTACAATAACAATGTATGTCAACGATGATTACGAAGGTGGAGACCTTCAATTTTTAAGTGAAGTTGATAATAAACTTATAACATACAAGCCAAAGTTTGGAGACCTCACAGTTTTCCCTTCAGGAGAACCCTACTTCCACTCAGCACTTGCTGTAAAGGAAGGTAACCACAAAGTTTTTGTACGTGTATTTGCATTATGGGATCACCCAGGATCAAAGGAATGGTTTGATAATGTTGAAAAGTACGGTGCCGAAGAGTGGAATAGAATTAATGAAGAGGCCATACAGATTGATGTTAGTGCAGGTAAAAGAGATAGAGAAGTACATATTGAGGGTAAAAAGTTAATGCCAACAGCACCAGCAATTAAGGTGTTTATTAAAGCAGAGGATGATTCTTACGTAGACGGCAGAACAATGTAATGGATCCACTGTATGGAAAAGTTAATATATTAAGTAAAGAAGAGTGTAAAAGTATTTCCAGCACAGTAAACTCTCTAAAAGAATACTGGATAGAAAGAACTATTGCTGGACAGAATCTGCACACCCTTGGAGTTTCAGCTTTTGCAGACGGTCCTAAAAACGGAGAGGCGCCATCCAACGAGTACCTATCCAGTGTTGCTTTATATAATAACCTACTTAGCAAAAATTTTGATTTTCTTTACAATGCTATAATAAATAAAGTTAGCGATATTTATGGTGCTGCTCAATTTTTAGATGATTCGCCTATCCCTGGATTTTTTATATATGGAGGTAAAGATGGATTTACTGTCAATAATTTATTTAAAGAAAATGTAAATGTCCACATAGACAACTCTTTTGGCAGAATAAGACATACTTTATCAAGATATTCAGAGGTTGATCATAGCAATTATATCTCTCTTACTTTATCAATAAGTCTGCCAGCTGGCGGTGCTGGCATGATACTTTGGGACCAGCCAGATATAGGAATTTACTCAAACAACTCTTATTCTGATTATATAAAGCAAATAGAGTTTAAAAATAAAGACTACAACAAAAGTTTTATGGAAGACCATGTATCAAACTATACTCCAGAATTAGTAGAGTATTCTGTTGGAGATATGTTGCACATGGACAGTAAAGTTGTTCATGCTATATCTCATGGAATAGATATAGAAGACGGAGATCAAAGAATAACTGTTCAGGCCTTCGGTATTAAATGTGACGGCATATGGAGATTAACATTTTAAACTATATCTATTTTTTAAAGTTTATGATAAGATTAGCATTAGGTTACTCAATAGGACTTTTTATTGATAAAATTAACAAAGGAACAAAAGATGGCAGAAGATAAAAATACATTAGAACTTATTAGCAATATAACTGAGTTTAATGACCTTCATGAGTTCATGAAGGATGAGCACTTAGACAAGGCTCTGGCTATTGTTGTAAAGCTTTTAATGAATCCAGATGTTCCTTCAGCAAAATCTCCAATGCTTATTATGGAGCTTCAAGCAATGTCAACTAAGTTTGCTGTGATGGCTTCATACTATTCAACAATTGCAAAAGATAAAGCTGGCACTGAAAACAATAATAAGAAAAATGTATATTATTCACTAAAGGAGTCCATAGACAAACTTGTAGATGCACTTAAGTATGTTGTTAGGTATAACTCATAATGGGTAGAGATATAGTAAAGAACCTTAAGTTTAAGAAGCATACTGGAAAGTATTTTGATCCAGAAAGATTTGCCGAGCTACTTGATGAGTCTTACAGAAATACAAAGCGTGCAGATGGCGACATGACAAAGAAGTCGTTTAGTCCAAGCTCATTGGGATACGGACACGGAACATGCCCAAGATATTGGTATATGGCTTTTAGTGGTGCTATGTTCATTGATAATAATGATGCAGTTGCTGTTGCAAATATGTCACAAGGAACACAGGCTCATGAAAGATTGCAAAAGCTAATTGCCACTATGCCAGAATTCAGGGCAGAAGAAGAAGAAATAATTAACGAGTATCCGCCAATTCGTGGATTTATAGATTTAATTATGGAGTATGATGGTGAGACGGTAATAGGCGAAATTAAAACGGCAAAGCAAGAAGTCTGGGATACAAGACAGGCCGAGATGAAACCATCTGCAAATCACATACTACAACTTCTGACATACATGAAGCTTAAGAATGCGAAAGAAGGATTTTTTCTTTATGAGAATAAAAACACCCAGGAGATACTTGTAATACCAATCTCTATGAATGATAAAAACAAAAAGATAATTGAAGATACATTTTTATGGATGCAGGAAGTGTGGGATAACTTTCAAGATGGCGGTCTACCAATGCGACCAGCAGGATCAACTAAATCTAAAATGCCATGCACATACTGCCCAATTAAAAAGGAATGCTATAGCAAAGAAACCCCAGTTGGTGAAGTTCAGATTGAATTATTTAAGGTTCCTTCTTTATGATATGTCATAATAAAGAATGCTCAAAAGAATTTGAAGCAAAGACACACAACCAAAAATACTGCACAGATGAATGTTGCAGAATTGCAACAAATAGAAGAATAATGGAGAAGTATTATGAAAAAAAGTCTATACGAAATGGCGCTTATCGAGCTTGCAAATGCGGAGTTAGACTAAGTAGATATAATCAAGGCTCTGTTTGCTCTGGTTGTGAAAAAAAGAATAGTGATTCATCAAGATCCAGATTGCTAGGAATGATTGATGACATTAGCTAGTTTAAAGAAGACCCAAGCAAATAGAGTTTTAGGCATAGATGCATCAACTAATTCCATAGCATTTTGTTTAATGGAAAATGATGTTCCTCTTAAATGGGGTAAGGTTAACCTTGAAGGAATTGATATATATGAAAAGATATATGATGCTAAAAGAAAAATGGCTATGATGTTAGATGAATTAAAGTCTGATTACATTGTTGTAGAAGGAGCCATCCTTGTCAGATCACCAGATGCTGTGATAAAATTGTCGTATGTATATGGCGTTGTCATTGCTGAACTTATGTCTACGGGTGCTAGTGTTATTACTATTTCTCCGACGTCTTGGCAGGCGTATATTGGGAATAAAAACCCTACAAAAGAAGAAAAGGCAGCGATAAGATTAAAGAGTCCAGGATATGCTGACTCATGGTATAAGAATCAAATAAGAAATATGAGAAAGCAAAGAACTGTAGATTATTTTAATGATAAGTATAATTTAAATTTAGATGATTTTGATGTGGCAGATTCATTTGGAATTGCTCACTACGCAAATAAGGTGTTAACAGAACGATGAAAATGTATCAAAGCAAGGAGTGGCTGTATAGAAGATATGTAGTTCAAAAGAAAACAGTTACAGAAATAGGTAAAGAGTGTCAAGTCTCTGCAATGACTATTCAGAGATACCTAGAACAGTTTGGGCTAATTAAAAAAAGATGAGTATCGAAAAGACTATTTGGCAGACGTATGAAACATCATACGAAGATTTACCACAGTATGCTAAAGAAAGCATAAATACCTGGAAGCATAATAATCCAGATTGGCAACACGGATATATGAGTGGACCAGATAGAGAATCCTTTTTTAAAGAAAACTTTTCTGAAGAAGTATATAACACTTATATCAATTTACCTTTAGGTGTCATGAAGGCTGGCCTATGGAGATTTGCAATTCTTTATATTAATGGTGGAGTATATGCAGATATGGATACACACTGTAAGTCACCAATTTCAGATTGGCTAAGAGAAGAAAATGATGTTCTTTTGGATATAGAGAGGGACACCCCATGGCTTGCCACGCAAGTGATTGCTGCAAAGGCTGGTAGCCCAATAATGAAGGCAGCAATTGATCTATGCGTTGAAAGATGTGCAAGCGGTATTATCAAACATAATCATATGGTTCATTATTACACAGATGTTCAAATGTTCACTGACGCTATATATAAAGAGCTTGGTGTTGAGCCTTATCAAAAGCATTTAAATGATTGGGCGCCAGAGCTTATGGAGATGGACTGGTTAAAAAATAATAACGTAAAGATATTAAATGGCGAAGAAGCAAGGCGTTTACTAGATAGAGATGTAGTTCATTTGTATTGGGGCGATGATAGAGAAGCTGGATGGATTGCATGGAAAAAGGATCCAATGGTTAATGAGTCATATCCCAATGGATTCAATCCTCATGAGTGGGAGAAATGATGTCAACAATAGGAATTTTACCTGCATCAGGAAAAGCTTCACGTGTAGGCGGTATACCTAAGTTTTGCCTGCCTATTTCAGATGAAAGATCTCTTTTACAATGGCACGTTGAGCAAATGCTAGAAGTTTGTGACGAGGTTAGAGTTTCAACAAGAGCTGAATGGGTTCCAATTATTCAGAATATGGATATGAATATTAAGTTAATCGTTCGTGAGCCATCGACTATGTCAGATGCTGTAAAGTTTATGGTTGGTGATTATAATGATACTGTTCTAGTTGGAATGCCAGACACATATATTCATGGAACACAAAATAATATTTATAAAGAAATGAATAAGGTTTCTGGGGACCTTGTCTTAGGGGTATGGGAATGTAGTGAAGAATTAAAGGGTCGAGTTGGTCAAGTGTTATTATCTGGGGATAAAGTTATTTCTTCTATGGATAAAACAAATAATTGCGACTATTCAAACATGTGGGGAACTATGCTATTCCGCAAAAATTTGATAAGATACATAGATCCAGAATTAGAGCATCCAGGAAAACAAATACAAGAATGGATTGATATGAGTCTAGATATTAGGGCTGTAAAGCCAGGCGGAAAGTATATGGATATAGGAACACTAAAAGGTCTTAAACAATTATATAAGGAGATGGAATAATGGCGGGAACAGATTATCCTAATAAAGATAGCTATCAGTCTTGGGTAACAGATTTGCAATTAATTGCAACTGATGCACCTTCTGGACATAAAATAATTAGAGAATGTCTTGATATTGCAGAGATGCTAATTAAAAAGAATATATCTTATGGAGACTCAGCATTAAGTCCTATTCGTATATTTTCTCAAGCAGATAATCAGGAGCAGATTAAGATCAGAATTGATGACAAGATTAATAGGATCAAGAATGGCTCAGGATTTGCAGGAGATAATGATATTGACGATATGATTGGTTATTTAATCTTACTTAAAATTGCTAAGAAACTTGCTATTTCAGTCAACTAGAAGTATAATTAAACTATGGCTGAAATAGAACTCGCACAACATTTTGATAGAATGAACAAGGTGGTTGAAGAACTGCTAAAGGGTAATAGTGCTACCCAGATTGCTTCTATAACTGGATTTTCTCGTAAAGAGGTTGTTGAGTTTATTGATGAGTGGAAGAGCGTTGTTCATAATGATAGCAGCCTTAGAGACCGTGCTAAGGAAGCCATCTCAGGTGCCGACCAACACTATGCAATGCTCATTAAAGAGGCCTGGAAGACCGTAGAGGACGCAGACCAGTCTGGTCAACTAAATGTTAAGGCTGGCGCATTAAAGCTTATAGCGGACATTGAGGGCAAAAGAATAGGCATGCTTCAAGATGTCGGCGTACTTGAAAATAATGAATTGGCTTCACAAATTGCAGAAGCAGAACGTAAGCAAGAGGTTTTGGTAAAGATATTAAAAGAGGTTACCTCTACTTGCCCTAAATGTAAGATGGATGTTGCAAAAAGATTGTCTCAAATTACTGGAATAGTTGAAGCAGTAGTCATAGAGGATGCAAGTGGAATTTGATTTTAATGATTTAATTGACATACTTGATGGCGAAGAGTTTGAAGAAAAGCCAGTCGATTTAAGAACATTTGTGCAGAGCCCAAACTATTTAGGGCTACCACCACTTTCTGAATATCAGTACACTCTAATTGAAAAAAGTTCCCAGATATATAAAGAGTCAACTCTCATTAAGCTTTTTGGCGAACAAGAAGGCAAAAGAATGTTTAAGCAAACGGCTAATGAAGTCGTTGCACAATTAGGAAAGGGGTCTGGAAAAGATTACTGCTCCACAATTGCAGTTTCTTATATAGTATATTTACTATTGTGTCTAAAAGATCCAGCAACTTATTATGGAAAGCCTCCTGGAGACTCAATTGATATTATTAATATTGCAATTAACTCTCAGCAGGCAAATAATGTTTTCTTTAAAGGTTTTAAAACACGAATAGATAAGTCGCCATGGTTTACAGGAAAGTACGACCCAAAGGCTTCTGAAATTAAGTTTGATAAAGCTATCACAGTACACTCAGGTCACTCTGAAAGAGAGGCATGGGAAGGATACAATGTTATTGTAATTATTCTTGATGAAATTTCTGGCTTTGCTATAGAAAATACAACTGGTCACGAGCAAGCAAAGACTGGATCAGCAATCTATGATATGTACAGGGCATCAGTAGACTCAAGATTCCCAGACTTTGGCAAAGTAATTCTACTTTCATTTCCACGTTATAAAAATGATTATATTCAGCAAAGATATGACGACGTAGTTGCTGAAAAAGAAGTTGTTGTTAGAACACATCATTTTAAATTAGACGACGATCTTCCAGATGGAACAGCTGGGAATGAGTTCGACGTAGAGTGGGAAGAAGATCATATAATATCTTATAAGTATCCAAAGATGTATGCTCTTAAAAGACCAACATGGGATGTTAATCCAGTTAGAAAAATAGAAGACTTTAAGGTTGCATTCTATAAGAATCCATCTGATGCACTAGGAAGATTTGCTTGCATGCCAGCAGAAGCAATAGATGCATTCTTTAAGTCAAGAGAAAAAATAGAATCGGCATTTAGAAATACTGCAATTGCCATAGACGGCTTTGGTAGATTTGAAAACTGGTTTGCACCAGACCCAGATAAAGAATATTTTATACATGTCGACTTAGCACAAAAGCATGACCACTGTGCAGTGTCTTTGGCTCATGTGCAAAAATGGGTTAACATAAAAATAACAAATGAATATTCTCAGCCAGCACCAATAGTTGAGGTGGATGCAGTAAGGTATTGGACTCCAACAGCAGATAAGTCTGTAGACTTTACTGAGGTTAAAGATTATATTTTAGCATTAAGAACTATGGGATTTAAGATACGTGTTTGTACATTTGACCGATGGAACTCTCACGACATGATGCAACAGCTAAAGCAGTATGGAATTAACACTGAAATTTTGTCTGTCGCAAAAAAACACTACGACGATATGGCTATGATAGTACTAGAAGAAAGACTTCTTGGCCCCAGAATTCCTCTTTTAATAGATGAATTACTTCAGCTAAAGATTATGCGTGATAGAGTTGATCACCCAAGAAAAGGGTCAAAAGACTTAGCTGATGCTGTATGTGGATCAATATACAATGCAATAAGCAGAACAAGATTTGAAAATAATCAAGAAATAGATATTCATACTTATAGCTCAATGCTAAATGATCGAGATAGTGAAGAGATAGAGTATGCTCAAAATATGATAAGGGCACCACGAATGCCACAAGAATTAAAAGAATCAATGGATAGGATGTTAATAATATGAGTACGTACCAAGAAAAAGCTAAAGAATGCAAGTGTTGCGGCAAGCACGTGCCTCTGCCAACTGTGCTTAAAGAGTACCACGATATTGTGGTTTGTCCCACCACGTTTGCAAATATAATGGAGTATAAAAGAATATGGATTTCTTTAGGAAGTAGACCTTCTGGTAACATAAGAAAGCATTTTTCAGAATATGTTCAGCAAATTGTAGAAAGAACAATAAGTAATGCTTAATAAAAGCAGTGGCGGTAATGACTTTTATGACGCTATTCTTTATCCAGAAAAGAAAAATAAAAACTATAAAATATCTGAAGAAACAATCCGTGATATTTTTTATAACAATATTGAGGATTTAAATAAAACTGGAATGTCTATTGAAAAAAGATCTAATTTAAAGAAGCAGGGTTTTACAAGGCCTTATAAAGGAAAAGAATTAGTCATGGATAGGTTTACAGAGTACTCTTATAATTCTTTAGATTTTCGTTCTCCAGAATTTAATGATGCAGATTTATTATTAGCTGGGTGCTCCTACACATTTGGCTTAGGCGTACCAGAAGAATGTATATGGGGCGTATCTTTGGCAAATGAGTTAGGTCTCTCATATGCTAATTTAGGAAAGCCAGGCGTAAGCTCAGACTGGATTGTAGATTCTGTTTTTTCTTATCTAAAATTGTATAAGAAGCCAAAGTTTATATTTTGCCTATTCCCCGATTTTACAAGAATGCGATTCCCAATTAATCCAAATATAAATGTTAGCGAGTTCAGTTACTTTGGAATGCCTACTGATGGACAGATATTTATTGTTGATGCACATTTTTCTAAGAATCAGGATATTGATTTAAAGCCATCATACTCTAGAAAGCCTTACCAAATTAATGATGTTTTAGGAATAGAGCTTTCTATATTTAATTCTATAAAAAAAATATTAATACTAGAGCAGTACTGCAAAGACTTAGGTATAAAATTTTTATGGTCAGTATGGGAACCAAAAGTATACAAAACTATTTTAAAAATACAAAAAGATTTTTTAAAGTACGACTCTTTTGTTGAGCTAGATGTTGAAAGCTGGGCAGCAAAAATATTTGAAGCTGATACCCAAACTGTTGAGAATCCTGGTGGATCTAGGGTTTCCGAAAGATATGTTCCGTATAATGTTTTTTCAGATTCAAATGATAGCTACAATCACTCAAAAGTTTTTTCTGATTCAGAAGACATCTGCCACCTAGATTTAAAAGAAAAATACCCTGAGTATTTTTATTGGGGAAAAGATGTAGAAATATCTGAATGGGAAGGACACTGGGGTGTGCACAAGCATAGACACATAGCCGAATCTTTTATTGAAAGGTCAAAAAAATTATAATATTAGGTATAAATGAAACTTCACATGACGCATCGGTGTCTTTAATAAAAGATGGCGATATACTTTTTGCTGCTCATGCAGAAAGATATAGCAAGAAAAAAAATGATTGGTATAATAATGAAGAAATTATTCAGAATGCTTTAGAATATGGAACTCCAGATGCAATTGCTTATTACGAGAAGCCTTGGCTAAAAAGGTCTAGAATATTTTTAAGGGGCGGAGCTGGAGACTGGAAGCCAAATATACCACTCGACGTACCAGTTCATTATTTTAAACATCATTACTCACATGCCGCAGCTGGATACTATACAAGCTCATTTAAGGATGCAGTTGTAGTCGTATTAGATGCTATAGGAGAGTACAACACCTCCACGGTTTGGTCTGGTGAAAATGAAAAAATCAAATTAAAATACAAGCAAAACTACCCAGTCAGCTTTGGATTATTTTATTCTGCATTTACAGAGCTAATTGGTCTAATGCCAAATCAAGAAGAGTACATAATGATGGGCATGGCTGGGTACGGAGATTCAAATAAATACTTGAAAAAGGTTGGTGAATATTTCCCTTCATATCATAAGCAAAAATATAACTTTCATAAAGGTATATATGATTGGAATGAAGTAATCAGCGATCAAGATAAATTTGATATTGCCGCTGCCGTTCAAGCTGTTTATCAGAGTAGACTCATGGAATTTATGAGCATGGCAAAGCAAATAACTGGTAAAAACAATTTAGTATTTATGGGTGGTTGCGCTTTAAATTGTTCTGCAAATACTGCTCTATGGAAAATATTTAATAACATATGGATTATGCCAAATCCTGGTGACGCAGGAAGCTCCCTTGGTGCAGCAGCAGCACTATACGGTAAGCATTTGAATTGGAAGGGTCCGTATCTAGGAACTAATATTGGTGAAAGGTGGCCAGTAGACAGAGTGCTTGCAGAACTAAAAGAAAATAAAATTGCTGCAGTAGCATCAGGTAGAGCTGAGTATGGGCCGAGAGCATTTGGGAATAGAAGCATATTGGCAGACCCAAGAGATCCAGATATAAAGGATAAGGTAAATCAAATTAAGCAGAGAGAGCTATTCAGGCCCTTCGCTCCAGTTGTTCTTGAGCATTTTGCAGATGAGTGGTTTGATATGCCAACAAAATCAACTCCATACATGCAGTATTCAGTTAAATGCAAGCAGCCTGATAAAATTCCATCTGTAGTTCATGTAGATGGAACATCTAGGGTTCAAACAGTAAACGAATATGATCATCCACAGCTTCATTTTTTATTAAGACAATGGTACTGGCATACTGGAGTTCCAGTATTACTAAACACCAGCTTAAATATAAAAGGACAGCCGCTTTTAAATGATAGTGATGATATTATTTTATGGAATAAAGCTTACGATAAAGAAATAATTTCTTAAAGAATGTTGAGGGCAGATTAGTGTTAATAAAGTATTATTTATATAGTTTTTATTTTAAGATTAAATCTAAATTTAAAAAAAAGAATAGCAGGGGCAGGTATATATATTGAAAGATCTAGATTTTGATAACTGTGTATATCATGAAATTCAATCTAGCAACTATAGATTTGATTCATCTGCTGTGGATTCAATATTTTTAAACAAGCTCAAGAGACCAACAGACTTAATGTTCAGGAACGAATACTATGAGAGAAACTCCTTTGGATTTAGGTCTGATGAATTTATTGATAACCCAGATATACTTTTTGCTGGAGATTCTTTTGTTTTTGGTACTGGTATACCTCTTAAATATTTGTGGAGCAATTTAATTGCAAAAGAAAAAGGGGTGTCCCATCAAAATTTGGGATCACCAGGAGGATCAGTATTTATTATAGTTTCAAACATTTTTGAATACTGTAGAATGTATGGCAATCCAAAGACATTGTTATGCATTTTCCCAGATTTTTATAGATTTACTAGAACAAAAAATTATAATTATGGATACAATAAGTATGACAATAATAGATTTAAGAAAGATCAACTAACTGACACTAATTACTGGGATAATATTCAGCATGTGCGCCCAGAAGGAATGGGGCCAAAGGTTGTAAAGCTTCCAACCGAGATAGAAAACATACTTGCACCAGATAATGCTTATTTTTTATCAATGACAATGATAAACCTTTTAGAGCAATATTGTAAGTCCTCTGGCATAAATTTATTATGGACAACATGGCAAGAAGGTCATTCAAGATCTATTCAAAAAATTCAAGATAGGAATAGTTATGGGCTTTCAGGATTTATAGATATAGAAAATTATAACTGGGAATGGGATTTAAATTTAGAGGACATGAAATGTACTTATTCTTTAGATAAAGAGTGCCACAGAGATCTAAAAAATGAAGATCCAACTAGATTCGATATAGGGTTTGATGCAGAAAGCGGATTAGGTGAAGCACACTGGGGCTCTCACAGACACCAACATGTGGCGGATATTTTTACTGATGCTATAGCCAAAAGGTTTTTAATTTGATATACTTCTTAAATGCCTTTGTAGCTCAGAGGACAGAGCATTCGGTTTCTACCCGACTGGCCGCAGGTTCGACTCCTGCCAAGGGCACTTAATAAATGAGGGGGCTATGAAAAATATACACATAATTGGAGACTCACAGACAGCCAAGATTTCATACCTAATGCCAGATTATTTTAGATCGCAAAATGATGAGCATGTTTTTCGTGATTCAGATAATAAAATGACAAATAACTATTATAGATTTAATCAAGAAAGCTGGATGGACAACGGAAAGGTCATAGAAGAGGAAGTTAAGATCTTTATAAGATACAAAGAAGGCGTATACTCTTATTCTGATAGTCAGCATAATTTATCATTTTCATATCATCCTGGAGCATCAGCCTATAGGTTTAACTATGAAGATTATGAGTATATGAATGAATGGAATAATAAGTCTAGCAATATCGTACCATTTTTAGGATATGTTGATATACGAAATTACCTTCCAAGATATAAAAATACTGACGATGTAGCTAAAATGTATGTTGAAAAAACAATAAAGAAGTTTGATAAGGCAAACATCGTATTTATGGAGCCCCTTCCTCAGTTTATAACGTACATTATAAATGGATGGGTTTTAAATTCTGCCGACCCAGACATAGATTTTGAAACAAGATACGAATACCATTATGAATTTATTGACTCATTGAAAAAATATTCAAGACAATACGGACTTGAAGATCCAATAAGCAGCATAGATATAATGAAGACAGACATGATTGAGCCTCATATGCAGCCTAAAAAAATGCCAATCATTATGAATGATCATTTAAAGCCTCATCTATATAAACCATTTTTAGATGAAATTTTTACAAACAACAAGATAAAGGAATGTTAATATGAAAAAGATTGCAATTGTAACTGGAGCAAGTTTTGGTATTGGAAAGGCCACCTGCAAGGCTCTTTCCTCTGACGGCTTTCATGTTATTGCTGTTGCTAGAAGCACAGATGAAATTGAAGATTTAGCGTCAGGTGACCCAAACATTGAGTCTTACACTCTAGACATTACTGATGAGGACGCAGTAAACCAGTTTGTTTCATATTTAGGTGATAAAGATGTATCTGTTTTAGTAAATAATGCAGGCGGGGGAGCAACTAACCTTCCAATAATAAATGACTCATTGGATAGATGGAGATACGCTTATAATCTAAATGTTCTAGCACCAGTAAATCTTACTAGACTCCTGGTCCCAAATATGATCAAGAATGAAGATGGGCATGTTATTTTTATAACTTCGACATGCGGTCATTATGTATATCGTGGAGGTTCTGGATACACAGTAGCAAAGCATGCAGAGGTTGCGCTATCTGAACTGCTAAGAATGGAAATGCTATACCAAAATGTCAGGGTTACCGAGATCGCACCTGGTAATGTTAATAGCAGAAATCAGGGTGACGCTGAAAATAGGCTGACTCCAGAGGATGTTGCTGAGGCAGTTAGGTGGTCTGTTTCTATGCCAAAGCATGTAAACGTAGAGTCAATTAAGCTTCTTCACATAAATAACTCAATTAGATAGTCTAAATATAGAAATGGTATAATAAGAATATAAATGATGTATTGTTTAAATACTGAAATAAAGAAAATTAGGGAGAATTGAAATGGCAGCAGTACAAGGATCAGCAGCAAGATTAGTAGAAGTAGCGTTGGCAGAAATTGGATACATTGAAGGTCCAAAAGATAACGAGACAAAGTATGGTAAGTTTACAAAGTCCAACTTCCAACCATGGTGCGGAAGTTATATAATGTGGTGTGCAAATGAGGCTGGGGTAAAGATGCCTAATACAGTCTACACTCCAGCAGGTGCACAAGCATTTATTAAAGCAGGCACCTGGCAGCCAGTAGATACAGCAACACCAGCAGTTGGAGATATAGCGTATTTTGATTTTCCAAACGATGGTGTCGATAGAATTTCTCATGTAGGAATTGTTACTGCAGTTAATGCAGATGGAACAGTTGATGTTGCAGAAGGAAATACTAGTCCAGATAAAAAGGGAGATCAGAGAAATGGCGGACAAGCATGCCTTAAGAATCGTGCATATAAGAAGAAGAATGGGTCAAAGCTTCGCAAGAGCCAACCAGTATTTATTGTAGGATTTGGACGCCCAACATTTGGTCAAGCAGTTAAGCCAAAGACGGATAAGCCAGTTTCTAAAAAGGCAGCACCAGCAAAGCCAGCAAAGGGTGGCGGCGGAAAGCCAGCAGCAACAAAGTAATGTTTGAATACTATGTAAAAAAAGTTACTAAGGTTGTAGACGGAGATACAATTGATGTAGATATAGATTTGGGTTTTGATATCTCATTTAGCTCAAGAGTTAGGTTAGCTGGAATTGATACTCCAGAAAGCAGAACTGTAGATAAAATGGAGAAAGCGCTTGGCTTAGAAGCAAAGTCCTATTTAAAAAATGCAATTGATTCAGCAAAGACTGTAGTTATTAAAACAGAAAAGATGGATTCTTCAGAAAAATATGGAAGAATTTTAGGTTGGGTGTTTCTTGATGGATCAGAAAAGTCTATTAATGAGCAAATGATTATAGACGGACATGCTTGGGGATACATGGGAGATACCAAGATTAAAGATTTTGATGCTTTAGCAAAGGCAAGAGCAAAATCAAAAAAGTAGTTGCATTTCTAGTTGCTTAAATGGTATAATAATATGGTCACCTGCCAAAAGGGGGTGGCCATATTACTTGCTTAAAAGGAGAAATAAAATGGTAACACAATTTGCTATGGATCTTTTTAGAGATCCATTTTTTATAGGCTTTAATCGTGATCTGGAAAGAATGAATAGTGTGCATCAAATAGCAGCTAGACAAACTTATCCTCCATATGATGTTTTAAAGCTAGATGAAGATACTTTTCAAGTATCAATTGCAGTGGCTGGATTTACAAAAGACGATATAAATGTATCTGTAAATAATGGTGCACTAATTGTAACTGGAGAGATTCAAGAAGTAACAGACGGAGAGTACCTGCATAAGGGAATTGCGTCTAGAAAGTTTACAAGAACATTCGCACTTGGCGAATATATGGAAGTTACTGGAGCAAAGATTGAAGATGGTATGTTGCATATTAACGTAGATCGAATTGTTCCAGAAGAAAAAAAGCCTAAAACAATTAAGGTTAAATAATCTTCGATTCGCTACCGAAGGCAGACCTGAGCAAGTCTTTAAAATGCTCATTAATATTAAGGATAAATAATGCCAGTATACGAATACAAATGCACAGAAGATGATGCACATGCAATAATGTCAGTTAATCGCTCTATAACTGATAGTGATCCAGGATATACATGTATTGAGTGTGAATCGGAAATGGTAAGACATTTCAGTCCATTCGGTATACAATTTAAAGGTACTGGATTTTATAAAACTGATAATCCTAAATAGGGTATAATTACTACATAACAAAATTTGTTATGTAGGGGTTATAATTGAAAAAGGATAAATTATTTAGAATAACAGCTGCAATCTCTCTTGCATTCAGCTGGCTTTTTATTTCCCCCGCAAATGGCGATGACCCTCTAACTGTTGCAGCCCAAGAAATACAGAAACTTAACGATAGCGTAGATGACCTTGGTTACCAAGATGACTTTATAGATCTTATAGACATAGCAGAAAATAAGTTTACCTATGCCAAAAATGCGATAGAACTTAGAGACGATGCCAATGATTCCTATGATGATGCAGTAGAAGCAGAGGCTGTAGCCTTAGAAGAAATAAATCTTGCCCAATCAAATTTAGATGGTCAGACAGCCACAGTAGCCTTGGCCCTTGAACATAAAGACAACGCCCTTGAAGAAAGAAACGATGCACAGGATGCTCTCAGCATAGCCAACATAAATGTTCAAACCACCCAATCAAATATTCAGAGTGCTGGAGGATCAGGGCTTGCCTATACGGTTTATAACCTATTAAGAAATGGAAACCAGGCAGTTCCTGGATCTGTTATATGTACTGGCACTTGGAACTCAAACTCAATGAGCCTTCCAGTGTGTGGTAGATATGAAAACATTATAGTTAAGTTTACTGGAAGAATTACTGTTCCAGACCACTGGACACAAACATATTTTGCAGGATCCACAGATGATGGGTTTAGAATGTATGTTGATGGACAACTTGCTGTCAATAACTGGGTGGAACAGGGTGTTACCTGGAGTGATTACTCTCCAGTGTATGATGTTAGTGAAGACAAGACTTTAGATGTAGAGATATGGTGGTATAACGGAGGAGGCCCAGGCTCTTACCATCTTGGATGGGCAATTCCTGGAGGTTGGACTGGAGCAGGTTGTGACTATACTGGTGGATGGGGAGTAGGTTTTAGTTGTAACCTTGGAACATTCTCTTCTGGACCAGGACCAACTCAATCACAGTTAAATGCATATGATGAATCACTTGCAGCAAGGACTACTGCACAAACAAATTATAATAATAAGTTAGCAGTATACAATGACAAACTAAGCGTATACAACTCTGAGAATGCAATACTATCATCAATGAATCAGATCTTGCAAACTAAGACACAGGAACATCTTGATGCCGTTGCAGATACAGAAGATGCTTTAGAGTTGAAGAACAGCAGAATAGAAATATATAATCAATCAATCGTTGACTTAAATAATGCTATTAATGATGCTTGGGAATATTACTACGAGCAAGCACAAAGAGAACTTAATGCTGCCATTGCTACTGCCCTTGCAAACATGCCACAGCCAGAACCAACACCAGAGGTTACAGTTGAGCCTACCCCAGAGCCTTCTCCAGAACCATCAACTGAGCCAACAGAAGAACCTACTGAAGAACCTACCACAGAGCCATCTCCAGAGCCTACAGAAGAGCCTACAGAAGACCCTAAGCCAGAGCCAACTGATGAGCCTACCCCAGATCCAGAACCAACAGATGAGCCAGTCGTAGATCCAACTGAAGAACCAACTCCAGAACCTACAGAAGAACCAACTCCTGAACCAGAACCAACAACTAATCCTGAAATAGAAGATGAAGAGTTGGCTGAACTTATTCCTGAAAAGGGTACAGGAACATCAGAAGATTTATCTGGAGTTATCGCTAACCTTACAAGCAAGGATAACAAGTTAGTTACACTTTCACCTGAGCAAATAGCAGCAGTTAGCCAAACCCTTAATTCTTTGACCCAAGAAGCAAAAGCAGAAATTGCGGGGGACCTTGGTATCAAGGCATCAGAAGTTGCACAGATTGCTGAGCAGATGAAATCTAACCCAGCACTTGCATCAGCATTTGTTGAGTTCGCAGAAAGAGCAGGGGATGCAGGAGAAACCCCAATGCCATTTACATTAGCAGATGCAGTAACAGAAGTGCAAACAGAAGCATTCTTAGCAGACCCACTTGGAGCAGTATTTGAAGTGGATGTTACAGAACTCCTATCCAATTTCTCTGAATTGGGTATGGACATGACAGATGATCAGAGAGAAAAAGCCCAAGAAGTCATTATCCCAGTAATCATTGTTTCACAGATTGCAAACGTAATGATTGGGATGAGGAGGTAATATGAAAATAATCAAAAAGGTTGTAAAGGGATTCTTTACATGGCTAAAAGATGCAGGGGTGGAAGTAATTGCACAAGCCTTTACGCTTCTAGGCTTCTTCATCGCATGGCTAACTTTGACGGGATCAGCAAGAGATATTGTTGGAATTGCAGTACTTGCAACAACAGTAATTTGGCTAATTACAATACCGTTAAGAAAGGATAAATAATGAATAGCGTAAAGAATATTAAAAATATATTGATGAGAATTGTTGCTGTTTTTGCTGCTAACGGACTTGCCGTTATTGGAGCTGGAGCAATTGCTGGAATTTCAACAGCAAAGGCTATAACAGTTGCTGGATTAACAGCAGTTGCAGCTGTAGTTGAGAAGCTTGCTCGTGCATTTATGGACGATGGCAAGCTAACAGCAGATGAAATTAATGCAGCATTTTCAACTGTTGACAAGGGCGCAAAAACTGTAGCAGACGTCGAAGTTGAAGAGCGTCAATTGTCTGATAAAGTAAAGTCGTCTAGAGCACCTAAACCTTAAAAATGCTATACTAATACTATGAACACATATAAAGTTAAATTAGATGTTGAAATAGAGGTAGAAGCCTTTAACCAGGAGGATGCATCTGAATATGTGCATGATATATTTAATTTAGATGATGAAATCAAAAAAATTAATATAGTTAAAATAGCACAAAAATAGATTGACATAGCCACACAAATTACTGTATAATAATATAGTGTTGTGTGGCTATGCTTTTATATGACACAAAATTAAATCAGGCGGACATACTGATAGGAAAGAAATGCTGACCCTTACATCTTTAGGTGTAGATGTTTTTATAAATAAGTCAAAGACTAAAACTCAAGAGTCATTTTGGAATAATTATGACCTAGTTATATGGAACAAAAATTCTTCTGGATATTCAGATAAAAAAGGAATGTTTAGAAAAGAGTGGGGTTTGGCAGAAACAATTACTGTCAATGATCAGGGTCTATGGAAGCTGCCAAAGCGATATGTCAAATATTTTAAATAACCTAGGTGTTGATCAGGAAGATTTTGAGTGGTGGCATCTAGGTATATGCAGAGGCATGGATACTAATTTATTTTATGATAAGTATGAATCAGATGTTAATGTTGCAAAAAATATAGATGAGGCCTGCCTGTCTTGCCCTGTTATTAAAATGTGTTACGACGCAGGTGTGGAAAATGAAGAGTATGGAGTTTGGGGCGGGGTATATTTAAATGCAGGAAGTATAAACAGATCTCGTAATACACACAAAGATCAAGAAATATGGAAAAGATTGAAGAAAAAAAATGTTTATTGATAAAGACAAAAATCATTTTAAGCACGGAATTAATCAGTGGAACGGTGAGCCAAATAAGCCAGTGTTCTATACAAAAGAAATGGCTCAAAGGGTTAGAGAAATCAATAAGCCAGTTTTTGATTTATTAATGGACATAGTAATGTATCCCGATTTTCTAGCAATAAGACTTTATGAAGACAATTTTTTACAGTATGAAGGTACTAAGAAAGAAATGGTTATTGATTATGTCAACAAGGTAAAAAGGTTGATAGAGTCATATGGAGTAAGATGCGAGCTAGAGGGGGCACCAAGTGAAAGAGTACTATGATAGGGTAGTTGTTGTATTCCTAAACGAAGAGGGGGTATTTGGCACTATAGATAAGCTAGGTGCATTTGCCTCAATAGTCAGGTATAAGAAAGATGAAATAGAGCACGAAGCACTTTTAGAGAACGAAGATTTCGTTATCGTAGATGAAATAGTTTTTGAGCACATTGAGGAAGAAAATTAATGGAAAAAATTTTATGCTATTCATGCAATAAGAATAAAAATAAGTTGAATTTAAGAAAGTCTAGCCTATTGCCTATAAATTTGCTTGTTTGTGAGACATGCATAACATCTAAGTTTGAACCAAGATGGGTTGTAATTTTGTCTGGAAGACAATTTGGATCAGAATATGTTAGAGAATTTATAGTCAAAAAAAGATACATTGGTAATGACATATCTGCTTCTGAATTATTAGTTTAATAATCATTTATACTGTATAATTGCATTATAATGGAAGTATCTGCATTTCAAATAGGAATAACTATACTAATCTCAATTTTGAGCGGTTTTGGCACTGCCCTGTTTAATTCTATTAAAGAAAAGAAAAGGGAAGTCTTTAGAAGGCAAGAGAAAATTCAGTCTGACCTTAAGCTTGAATTAAAAGATTTAGAGATTAAATTATATCAATTAGAAAAAGACCTTCATGAGTGGAAGAATAAATATTATGAGGCTATTCAGGAATTAATTGAGGTTAAAGCTGAGCTTGAAAATACATTAATTAAATTATCACATATTGAGATACATTTAAAAGAGGACTAGCACTACGAATTTATAAATAGTATACTTATGCTATGACCTGTATTGTTGCTATAGCTCAAAATGGAACCGTCTACATGGGTTCCGACCATGCCGCATCTGATGATAAAAGTGGATGGGTGATGTCTAGAAAAGAGCCAAAGTGCTTTAAGGTTGGACAGTACGGTATTGCATTTACTGATAGCTTTCGCATGGGGCAGATCCTTCAATACTCATGGACACCACCAAAGTATACTCCAACAAAGACTAACTCAGGCTTAGATAAGTTTATGAGAACTAAGTTTATTGATTCTGTTAAAGCGGCATTTAAAGATCACGGCTTTGGAGATATAGGCGGAACAGATGAAGATACTGGTGGCATCTTTATAGTAGGCCTAGAGGGAAGAATCTTTGTTGTAGATGAAGATTTCCATGTTGGTGAGAATGTAGTTAATTATATGGCTGAAGGCTCAGGCGGAATGTTTGCCCTTGGAGCCCTTCATGCAACAAAGAATCAAAAGAATCCCAAGATGAGATTAAAATTAGCTTTAGAAGCGGCGTCAGAATTCTCAATGTCAGTAGCACCACCCTTTACATATATTCAGGTTTAGAGTATAATTAATTATATGAAGATGCTTAATAGATTATCTATTCTAATACTAAGCTTAGTATCGGCATCTGCTGCTAGAAACTTTTTAGATAAATATGAAGTTTTGATATTTGATAAAGAAGAGTTGGCACAAGAAGAGCCAGAGCCAACAGCATTAGATTTACGAGGTACACCAACACACATATGTGTATGTGGATCTAATATATGGTACGTTAAGACAGTTTTTGAAAACTATGAGATAGCTACCTATTTCTTAGATATGTTGTGTGCATCATGTGGTAATATTGCTACTGCACCAACATTAGTTGATAGAGAGAATATGGAATAATGAGAAAATCAGAAAGACTAAGACTCCTTGAGATGGAGCTTTTGCGTACACAATTCCAAATGGAGTATGCACTTACAGCAATAGAAATGTTATTAAATCAAAATCAGGTAACAGTTCCAGATATGGATGCTGGAAAGTGGTATAAAAAGAAGGTAGACTAGGGTATTGACATACCAGTGGCATTTTAGTAGAATAAAGCCATGAACAAAAAACTAATAATTGCACTAACATCATTGATAGTGCTTATCCCAACAGCATCACATGCTGCGCTCAAGTCTTCAACGACTGCCGTTCCAACAATTGCAATTTTGGATACGGCACTTGATTCATCAATTCCAGCTTTTCAAGGAAAGATTGCACACGAAGTATGTATAATTAAGTGGATGACATGTCCTAATGGAAAAGCATTTATGGAGGGCCCAGGCTCTGCATCTCTTCCAATGAATATCATGAGTAGCAGAAACTTTAATCATGGAACACAAATGGCTTCTGTTGCTTTAGAAGCAAACCCCAACATGCAGATCGTTTTTGTAAGAATTATTGGTAACTCTATTTTTGGACAAAGACAGACAACTGGTCCATCAGAAATAGCCGCAGCACTAAATTGGGTAATCGAAAATAAGGATAGGTTTAATATTCAAGCGGTTGCCATGGCACAAGGACACCATAACCTTTTATCTGGAGCAAATTACTGCCCGAATAATTCTGTTGTTACTAAGTCTTTGGCTAGCATGGTTGCTGCTGGAATAGCACCATTTTTTGCCTCTGGAAATAATGGAGACAAGAAGAGGGTTGACTGGCCTTCATGTGTTCCAAACGCAATATCTGTTGGCGCAGTAAGCACACAGTCTGAGGCTGAATTTTATTCAAATGATGACACATCTCTTCTCAGTTTCTTTGCACCAGGATCAGCCAAGGTTATTTATCCAGGTGGATCGACAGGATATGGAGTTGGAACTTCTATCTCTACTCAAATTGCGGCAGCCAACTGGGTAGCACTTAAGCAGTCAAAGCCAGGACTATCATACACTCAGTACTTGTCTTTGCTCAAATCAACTGCATCTGTAGCAAAAACATATAGCGGATCTGTGAATAAGATTATTAACTTGCAGGCGGCAATTAATGGATAAGACTACAGTTTTAGAAGGAATCATTAAAGATATTGGTGAAGAACTATACCAAAAATGGTACAATGGTCTTGCTATTGAAGATAGAACCGAAGAGGCTTCGAAGGCTATGGCTAAAAATGCTGGAGAAACAGCTATTTGGGTAATTCAGACATTTATGTTTAAATTTAATGAAGCAGCAGATCAACTAAAGGATAGTTAATGAACATTACAGATACCACATTTGAAGACACGATAAATTCACACAAGATTGTTTTGGTTGATTTTTGGGCTGAATGGTGTGGTCCCTGTAAAAAGCTTTCACCCATATTAGATGAAATATCATCAGAAAATAATTTATGGGTTGCAAAGTTAAATGTTGATGAAAATCCAATAAAAACTGCCGAATTCTCAGTAACATCAATACCAACTATGGTATTATTTGAAAGCGGTAAACCAGTAAAAACTATAATTGGAGCAAAACCAAAGCATGTACTTGTTGAGGAGTTGTCCAAATGGATCTAGACTTTGAAGCATGGCTTCTAGTTGGATATGAAAAAAAATGGATCTCAGATGTCTTTTGTGATACACATGAAGGTGCTCCAATGACAGATGAAGAAGCAGATGAATGGGAAGCTGGATTTGATCCATGCAGCTTTCATGTAAAACTATTAGATCAAAACTAAATTTCTGTTCTCATGAAGAGGCAGAGGAAATAAGGAGAATAAATTAAATGAACTCATTTAAGAAAATCGCACTAGCCATGGTTGCAGCCATGACTTTGGGCACAATCGTAGCAACACCTGCAAGTGCTGCTGTAATGACAGTCGCTGTCGATCTCGCTGGAACGGCTAACACAACTGCCTCAGCAATCGCAACACCTGCATCATTGCCAGTCCCAGCAGACAACACAGTTGACGCTGCTGACGCACTTAGGTTCGTCGCAACAGTTGACACAGGAACAGTCGTTTCTGTAGTAACAACAAACGCAACAATCGTGTCTGCACTACACACAACCGCTGCACCAGTAACATCGGCATCAGGCTCTTCAAGCCTAAGCATTGCAACTGGTACAGGAACAACTGCAACATTCTATGTCTATACAAAGACAACAGCAATTGGCACAGTTGTAATCAACAACGGTGGAACAACTCTTACATACTATGTACAGGGAACTGCTGGTAAGATCAACAACCTAACAGTAACTGCTCCAGCATCAGGTGCTGCAGGTACAAAGCAAACAATTACAGTTGCTGCTGTAGATGTATTTGGAAACAAGGTTTCTGGTGCTGCAGTTGATGGTGTTACAAAAACAATTACCGCAACAGTATTTGCTGCAACAGGAACACTTGATTCAGCAACGGCACTACTAGGTAGCGCACTCTCTGACTTTGGTGTGGCTGAGTTTAAAGTAACTCTTCCTACAACTGGATCACGCACACTTATTACGTTTGCTCCAACAACTGCTGGTCAGGCAACAACTGCAGATGTAGTTGGTCTTCCTGCTCGTACGCTAGCACCATTTGCAGAAATCGCAGTTCGTGATCTAGTATCAGAACTTGCTGCACAGACTGCAGCTAAGGATGCAGCACTTGCTGCAAAGGCAATTTCAGATGCTGCAGTTGTAAAGGCTAACGCTGATGCTGCTGCTGCACTAGCAACAGAGAAGGCAGCATCTGCTGCGGCTCTTACTGCTGAAAAAGCTGCTTCTGCCAAGGCTATTGCTGATGCAAAGGTCGCTTCTGATGCAGCACTTGCTGCTAAAGATGCACAGATCGCTAAGTTGACTGCAGATAATGCAGCAACACTTAAGTCTGTAAAGGCTGCATTTAACAAGTTGGCTCTTCAGTGGAACAAGAAGAATCCAAAAGCAAAGGTATCTTTGCTTAAGTAATTAATAAATGGGGCGGATTTTATCCGCCCCATTTACCTTTTATCTAATAGAGAGAATAATTAAAACATGGAATCAACTAAAAGAACATTGTTAAAAACATTAAGCTGGGAAACATTTCACCTAGTTGGTGTTGCAGGAGTTATTTACTTATTTACGGGTGAATGGGAATATGCAAGCCTGGGTGCACTTATTTATATTGGCTGGGAAGCTCTAGGATATTTTCTACATGAAAGAGTTTGGGCTAAGTTTGGAAATAAACTTAAGTAGAAAAAATTGATTAGATTTCATTTTATGGGTAGAGAAAATGATTTATCTCCAGAAGGAATAATTAATCTTTCAGAAGAGCTGGATCAGTTCGGCTATTACTCTTTAATGTTAACTTATGACCCTCTAGTCCCAGATAACTTAATAAAATGTGCTTATGCTTTAAACAAAAATCATAAAATAAAATATATGCAGGCAATAAGAACATACTCCATATCACCAGAGTACATGGGTATGATTTGCAGAGCTTTTGATGAAATTCAAAAAGATAGGCTAATGCTTAACATAGTTTCTGGAGATATTAATAGCAGAGAAACCTTTCTGTCAGATTCGGTATTTATATCTAAATATATAGACACTCCTGAAAATAGATTAGTCTATACAGACGAGTGGATTAAAAAGTTTTTATCATTAAAATCTGTACGCAATTTCCCAGAAATTGTAATGGGCGGCCATTCTGAAAAAACAATTGAGATTTCTAATAAAAATAACTTTACAAGTTTAGTTTCATGGTCTGAATATAAAAAACCAGAGAATAATATAAAATTTAGTATGGCTAGCAGGCAAATGGTGAGCCTAGGGGTTGTAATAAGGGATACATATGCTGAGGCAAAAAGTGTCATGGATAAATTATCAAATCCCTACGCATCAAACTTTACTGTATTTGGATCTAGGCAAGAAGTTAAAGATTTTATGATAGACTTGTATAATGGTGGTATATCAGATATTCAAATAACTAACCACATGCAAGACGATCAGTATCATAATATACATGATTTGGTAAAAGAGATAATTGGAGAGATTAATGGGTAAACATCTAGACAAAATTCAAAAGGCATTAGAGCAGAGAATCGCTGCTACGCCAAACGGATCTGGTTATAAAAAGCCTGGATCTATGAATAAAAAGAAAACTGGATACCGTGGACAAAAAGCTAGGGGAAATAAGTAACAATATGTTGTCTGGCAAGTGTGAAGTAAAAGAATGTAATAAGCCTGCATCTCATATAGGGTCACTTCCTGAAAGCGGAATAATAGATATGTGCTCAAATTGCTACAATAAGTTGTACAAGTCATGATAGAAAAAAATCCAGAAGATATCGGATTGCCAACACCTAGGGATTATGAAAACGGTGTTGTTGCAGATGACTGGAGAACAAGCAGCTTTGAATGCCCAGATTGTTTTACTCAGATACATATAGTAACAAATTTACCAGAAAGATTTAAGCCGTTTAGAATATCTTGCCCATGCGCTTTTGCTAAAATGCACAGATATCGTGAATGGGAGAAGGTTCCATATGATCAAATTGACTGGGAAGCATTAAAAAAGAGATGGGAAGAAAAAGATGGAAAAGAAGATACTTACATACCACGATAAAATTCATGTAATAGAGAATTTTATTTCACCACATACAGCCAATCTGTTAACAAACCTACAAAATAAATTTTTAAGCCCAACACCACATAATAAGTTTATCTTTGGCGGATTATCTGGATATGCAGTGTCACCAATAGAATATGTTTCAGATTATACTGGAGATCCAGAGTTTGATTTAGGATTAGATTTATTTCAGATGATAGCAACCTCTATGGTTGAGGCTGTATCTTTATTCTATGAAACAAAGTTTATAGCAAAAAGTATGTTTTACAGCAGCATGCTTCCAGGTGCAGAAAATAAGCTGCATATGGATAACCACTATATAAGCGATGACAAGACATTAAAGATTAGAGAAAATGAATATTCAGATAGAGCAGCTCTTTTATACTTAAACGATGCCTATACTGGCGGAGAGCTATACTTCCCGCTACAAGATTTTGAATATAAGCCACCAACAGGATCATTAATATTTTTTGAGGGAGACTATACGATACCTCACGGTGTTAAAAAGGTTGAATCTGGCGTAAGAAATAATATGATTTCCTTTCTATATCATGAAAGGGATAAGGATAGGCCTAGAAATAGACCAATGTATGAAACAGAAATAGAAATTACTGAAGAAATGGTTTTAGACTCATTGTCAAAAGGCATCTCTTCAGACAATGGCTCAAATAGCGGTATAAAGCCCTGGGAAGGGCATCTGAGCCGTTATCAAGTAAATGATATAATAGACTGATAGATGGCATTCTAGACCCATCTAAATAACAAACCTATAGGAGAAAAAAAATGACAGACGGATTGAATTTAACAGGATTTAACGAAGTAAAGCCAGCAGTACAGCACACAATTGGTGAGCAGTACGCAGCAGCACCAGGAGCAGCTGATTCAGCATCAGATGTTTCAAACCAGGCATCAGCACAAGGTCCAAAGTAAAAATATGTGCGCTATGTGTGGATGTAGCTCAGAAGCCTTCATGGGAGTAGAGCTACCAAATCAAAATGTTTATGACGTTGGCGCAACAGCAATTGTAATTGAGCCAGCAATGTTTGGGACTGAATCCTCTAACCCACTTGGAGCTAAATCGGGGGATATGGATTAATGTCTGAAAACGGAACAGGAATGGCATCGCCATCAAATTCTGAACCATCTGGTGCAGTTACATCAAGAGAAGCAACAGCAAAATCACCAAGCCAAGGTAAATTTAGATCTGGAATGAATAATCCAAAGCCTAAAATTGACACTAACAAACATGGAATAAGAAGAGAAACTTCTTTAGCTCCAAAAAAAGTTGGAAGAAAAAAAATATAAAAACTTTATAGTAAGAAGGTCCATTAATTAATTAGTGGGCTTTTCTTATTGTAGCGTTGACATCAGTTTTTAAATATTGTATAATTAAGTAGGTTTTATGGTGCACGAAGTACCATTTTTTATAGAAGAAAAGATAAAATGAAAACAATCGGTGATAAGTTAGGTAATTTTTCTTTAGTTGGAGTTAAGCCAGGTGCCTTAACTTATGAAGATAGTTCTTTTGAAGTTCTTAATCAGGACTCATTTCCTGGAAAGTGGAAGATAATTGTTTTTTATCCAAAAGATTTTACATTTGTATGTCCAACAGAAATTGTTGCTTATGACAAACTAGTTAATGACTTTAATGACAGAGATACCGTTCTTATAACAGGCTCTGTAGATAATGAATTTTGTAAGATTGCATGGAGAAATGCACACGAAGATCTACGTAAAACAAACTCGTGGTCTTTTGCTGATACAGCCAGACAATTGGCAGAAGATCTTGGAGTAATATCTCCATCAGGAGTTGCATATCGTGCAACATTTATAATCGATCCAGAAAATACAATTCAGCATGTAACTGTTAATAATCTTGATGTTGGAAGAAATGCCGATGAAGCTCTTCGTGTTTTAGATGCTCTGCAAACGGGAGAGCTTTGTGCATGTAACAGACCTTTAGGCGGTGAAACAATTGGCTGATTGGGTAGAGCTACTTAAGGAGTCACTCCCTGAATATGCTAAAGATATAAAGCTTAACCTTGATTCTGTAATGAATAGAAGCTCTGGGATTAATACAGAGGACGCAAGATACATAGCTCTTGCCGCAGCGTTTGCTACTGGAAACTCCAAGCTTGTTGCATTCATATCATCAAACTCAGATAATGAAGTTGAAAAAAATGCTGCTCTTACAGCTGGATCCATAATGGCTCAAAACAATGTTTGGTATCCATATTTAGAGATGGCAGATGACCCTAACCTTTCTGGCCTTCCAGCTCAGCTAAGAATGAATGCTATTGCCACACATGGCGGAACTGAAAAGACAAAGTTTGAGGGGTATTCTTTAGCTGCATCAATTGTAGGTAAATGTCATTTCTGCGTAAAGGGCCATTATGAAACTCTTAAAGGGTTTGGCTATACAGCAGAGCAACTAAGAGATATCGGAAGAATTGCAGCAACAATGAATGCAGTTTCAAAGATATTATCTGCATGATAAAAGATTTTTTCGGTGGTATTATTTGCAGTATCAAGAGTCATAATTTAGTTTATGGAGGCTCTTGCCCATTTACTGGAATGTCATACGATTATTGTAAGAGATGCAACAGAATGATACCTATTGAGGAGATTGATTAAATGAAAATGTGTGTATGCAACAAGAGTGCAAATCATCCATATTGTGACGGAAGCCATAATAAGAGATTAATTGAAAACTCAAAGGGCACACCTTTTGTGCAAACAAAAGAGCCAGAGGAAGAAAAGTGAGAAGGCTTCTAGACGGATCCCATGTTGAAGAATATCCTAATGCAGTTGATTTAACAATTCATACTAAGGCTCCAGGTAAATGGAAGCTAATTGATATGGAGACTGGACAAGAGTATTTAGGCTGTGGAGTTCCTACTAAGTACGGAAAATGGAAAAGAATCAAAGATAAATTAATTGGGGATTAGCTCAGCGGCAGAGCGGGAAGCTGTTAACTTCTAGGTCATTGGTTCGAATCCAGTATTCCCAGCAAGTATTGACATACTATTTTTTATATTATAAAATAGTTATCTATAGAAAGAAGGCGGTAAAATGGCAAATCCATTTATTACATTAACTGGAAGAATTGGTCAAGAGCCAGAGTCAGTTGGTTCAAACGGAGTTAGATTGCGTGTAGCAACAAGTGATCGTGTTAAGAATGATCAAAGCGGTCAATGGGAAGATAAGAACACTTCGTGGTGGACAGTTAAGGCCTGGAAGAGCTTAGCGGAACAGTCAAAGGTTACCCTTAAAAAGGGAATGGAAGTTACTATTACTGGTAAGATTTACGAAGAAACTTGGACAGATAAAGAAGGTCAAAAGCGGACTTCTGTAGAAATTAATGCAGATACAATTGCAGTTACTACATTTACGCTATCTAAGGATGCCCCTAAAGGAGAAGCACTTGATGCATTCCCATCATGGAAAAGCCTATCGGATGTACCATTTTAAACTAAATGATTATAATACCTGAGCCTGGATATATACATAGTGATTCATTTTTAAGTAATGAAAAAGTAGATTACTATAAAAAAATAATATACGAATTGCCGTATTACTACACCAATAAGGTTGGTGCTAGGAAGGACAATATCTCAGGCATATTTAGTGACAGTTTTCAAGATGTAGGTGTATTTGCAAATGCTGAATCAAAAAAAATGAAAGCAATGGCAAAGGATTTAACTAATGAATTCTGTAAAAATTATGGATTTAAGGTAGGAAAAGTTTTAAGAACAAGAGTAAACTTTACCTTCAAAAATGATGATCCAAGGCCTTTGCCAATACATGTAGATATGCATGGTAAAAACCCCAATAGCCTATCTTTTGTTTATTTTGTTAATGATAGCGACGGACCAACTACAATGTACAACCCTAAGTATGATGGCAATGAGCATAAGTATGAAGAGTTTTCTATTTTAAAACAGTTTAATCCAACTGCTGGATCAGGATTATTAATGAACTCAGATGTTTTTCATAGCTGGGCTTATCCACAAAAGACAAGCTTTAGGATAAGCATAAATGTTAATTTTTATGGAAAGGCTATATGATGTGGTCCTGGGTTTTAGCTGTAATAGGTGTTACTGGTATCTATTTCGTTGGCAGAAAAACTATTTGGGGATGGATAGTGCTTTGCTTTAATGAAGTGTTATGGATTACTTATGCATTAATTACAAAACAATACGGATTTATATTTTCAGCAATAGCTTACGCAGCAGTATATATTAAATCATACATACACTGGAAGCGGGAAGAGTCAGAAGATGATGAGGTGTATAATGAGATATACACTCATGGTCATATAGATCATAGATACATTAAATAGATTGGTTTAACATGACAGACAGAGCAATGTGTACAACATGCGATGTAGCAAATAATTTAGCACAATGGGAAAAGTATCCAGAAATGATGGATATGTGCAAGATGTGTCAAGGCTTTCAAGACGCCATAAATGAAGCCATAGAGAAGCAAAAGAAACTTATGAAAAGACTTGAAAAAGTCATTGACAAGAACTCCAAATAATACTATCATTATGATATGAAAGAACCCAAGATCATGAAGATGGACTGGCGGTCATTAGGCTATTGGCCTGTATATAAAGATGGAAAGCTTACATGGGAAAAGGATCAAGAAAATGATTGATTGGTTAGTTAATCGTATATTTAGATTTACGTCTCTAAGACAGGCAATCTTTGCTGAAGTTCACATGTATGATGCAATAGATGCAGCCATGAATGAGCCTACAAATAATTTAAGTTGGGAAGAAGGCGGATTGTGGTACGGTTACACCTTTAATGAAATGAATAACATGTATTTGTTTGATGATATAGGGCACGAAACAATAAACGAACTCTGGGACAACCTTTGGGCCAGAGACATTGAACACGGACTGGTTATTAATAATGAGCCTAGACGACATGATGCTTAGAGAAGAGATTGCACGAGAGATCGAAGCAATACCGATTGAGGATTCCGCAACTAACGCCCTTGGTATGCGTATGCTTGCTGCTAAGGTAGCTAGAGGTAATTAATAATATATTGTCTAATTTGATCCCAATTAGTGAAATCGGCGGCGGTAGAGAGCATTTTGTCACTACGTGACTTATAATTGATACCTATGGGAAATCCTAAATATACTGATAAAGACTGGCTAATTGAGCAGTATATCGTTAAAGAACGATCAGTTACTCAGATAGCAGAAGAATTAAAGATTGAGAAATGGCTGTTAATTAAATGGCTAGATGAATACGGTATATATAGAAACTGGAGAAGGCTCTAGATGTATGATTACGGATGGAAATGTAAGTGTAAAGCGGAATTAAAGATGAGTGTAAATAAGCTTACCTCAGTACCTGATTGTAAATTTTGCGGTGAGCTAATGTATCTGATGTATTCCATGAATCCAGCAGGTGAGATCTGGATGAATAAAGCTTTACTTGTAGATGGGGAAGAGGAATGAAACCACCAGAGTGTGATGTATGCAATCAACCATTTAAAGATCCTTTATTTTGGGATTGGCATAAGGTAGAAGATCAATTAATCTATTGTAAGGTAATGTCCATATCAGTTGACTAGGAATATGGTATAATAGATTTATGGAAAACAACGACAACATTGAATTAACAGATGAAGAGATCTCAAAGGGCTATACCTCAGATAATGAAGAAGAGGACAAATGGGACAATATGGAGAAGGCTTGCTGGAGCGGATATAAGCAGGTGGGTATGAAGGATAAAGGCGGTAGAAGAGTACCTAATTGTGTCCCAGTAAAGAAATCCCTATTTGGTACAGAAGGACCACAAACACTAATCCCAAGGAATAAGTAATATGGGTATATTAGATAACTTTGAAGCCTATTTAGAGGCGGAAGAACAAGAGACAGAGAAGTGTCATTACTGTCAAGCATTAGCTATATATAATGATCTAGCCGAAGTAGAACAAAACTATCAAATAGTAGGCGTATGTGCATGTCATTCATTTAAAGGACTAAGCTCATGATAACTATATTAGCAATAGCCATTACTTGGTATATAACTAAACTATATTACACAAGGTCATTTACCTTTGATATAGAACAATCTGATTTAATTAAGGTTACGTGTGCTAAATGTGCTCAATCTGTATATACTCATCCAGATCATTTACGTGCTCCATACTACTGCGTAAGCTGTAAATAGCCATGAAGAAGGGCGTAGTGGTTTGATGAGAATTTGTAGTTCATGCAGGGTTGCTGAATCAATAAATGATACCTATTGCAAGCCATGTAGGTCTATTTATAATGCTGCCTATCATAGAGCAAATCCAGAGAAAAGTAGAAAAACCAGTAAAAAATATGATAAAGAAAATAGAGACAAAAGAGTGGTTCATGAGCAAAAATATAAAAAAGCCAACCCAGATAAAGTAAAAGAATGGGGAAGAAAGAAAAATAGAAAGCGTGAAGCTTTAAAAAGAAACAATGAACATGCTCCCTACTCTGAGAAACAGGTTCTGGATAAGTATGGGAATTTATGCCATATCTGCCAAAACCCAATAGATTTATCTGCTCCAAGACAGTGTGGTAAGCCTGGCTGGGATAATGGCTTTCATATAGATCACCTATATCCTTTATCAAAGGGTGGTACAGATAGCTTAGATAATGTTAGACCAGCACACGGAAGATGTAATGTAATTAAAGGTGCAAAGGTGTTAAGATAAGCCATGGATAAGTTTATGAAAAAGGTACTAATAGCTGATTTGGTCAAGGCGGTAGTTGATGAAGACTATTCTCAGTATAAAGAATATAACCCTGATATAGGTCCTGGTCCAATATTCTACTCAGGATCTTATTATAGTTTAGAAATTGAATTTGATAAAACTAATGATAACTATGTGGTAACTATAGATTGGAATAAAGGTGGATCATCAGAAATTATAGTAGATGGAGATGATGCTGCTAAAATAGCTGATTCTGGATTAGATGAAGCAAAGAGAAATCCACCCATGCCTTGGCCATTTGGAAGCAAAGATTTCCTACATTGGCCAAATCAAATGGGCAAATAAGCTCCATATCCTAGTATCCCCCGCCTTTTATAAAGGTCTTAAAACCCCCTTAGAAGCCCATTTTGACTGCATAGATCTATGTATCTATGAAATAATTTACTATTAATTTACCCTGGATTACTATCTATTTATCGACAAATCTACTACATGTAATTGGGCGTCATCCTAATGATTGACATTTCGTAATGTTTTGTCTAATCTGGCATATTCCCCCATATTTGTCAATAGATACATTTCAGGGAATTTTTGTCAACTGTCGTAAATAGACAATTTCGCCCTCTTTGTCCAATATTTATGTATATTTATTCTATTATATTCTGGACAATTTATGGCAATTTGTCTACAATTCTGTATGTATTTAAATAGATTTGTCGACATTTCTATATAATTTTCAGGGATTTTTATTATGTTGTCGTAATAGAAAAATTTCGCCCCATGCCCACACATTTTATCCACAAAAAAATCCACACCCTGTGGATAAGGATGTGGATAATTCTGTGAGCTATGTTTAATTAATTTAACTTGACCCAAGACTTCTTAGAATTTATACTTGGCTCTTCTTTAAGTTGGGAATGTGTTTTATTTGATTGAGGTAATTTAAGATTATTCCATTTGTAGGAATCTGTTAGATGTTTAAGCATTCTATCTAACTCTTTAGCAAGGAATAAGCCTTCGCTTGTCTTGCCGTTCGTTGCTTCCGTCTTGTATCGCTTGGCTTGGTAACTAATTATTTGAGCAACCATTTCCATAATGCGGTCTGTCGTATAAAGTGGTTGGTCTGCTAGTACTCGACCAAAGATTGCTGGATTAAAGAAATGGTTCTCTGTTAGTTCTACTAGTTGGTCTGCTACTTTGTCTGCTGGTGATTTAGCCATTGGTTCCGCCTTTCTTAGTTGATTTTACCACAATAGGGAAGGGGTGGCAAGCCTTGACTCAACCACCCCTTCGATCTAGTTTGTTACTTAGCCTTGTTAGTTGGCGCCTCTGCTGTGAAGGTAATGCCCTTGTTTACTGCCTCTTGCAAAGCTACCTTGGCTGCTCCTGAGAAACGGCCACGGGCTCCTACTGTAATGCCTTGCTGCTTTAGATATTCACGCTTTGTTGTCATTTGAATCCCCTTTCAAGAGATATAAGTTGTTGTATTTATTATATATCAATTTACAGAAATTGTAAATAGATATTCCGCCTATATTTAGTTTTTTTCTAGATGTTTAATTAAACTAGCAACGATGTTGTGGGCCTGAATGTTCTCTGTTTCTGACCCACCCCACAAAAGCTCCTGTGCCTTATTTAATTGCTCATTGATATATTTACTCGTCGCTTGCATCTTCTTCATCCTCATCATCAAGTGAATCTAGTGGGTCCAAGATGTACCCACGATTTAACATCCATTCAAGTACATCGTCCTGGTGCTGTTCTGCTCCGTACTCTAAGGAGAATCCCTGGCCTGCCTCTACAGCCTCACACAGGTGCTCCCACATCTCATCAAGGGTTGCCTGTGCAGTCCAGTTGTCATCGCTAACGATGTTTTGAATAGTCGACCAGGTCCACAGCCATACCATGGATAGCCCAAGGTCGGTGGTGTCCAAGATCTCTAAACACTTATTTAGTTTATCTTTATCTTCAGGCTTCATTCCGTGCTCCAATCGCAAATGATAGTTGGTAAGTAAGTTCATATAGCGCTACCAAGGTGTCTAGTGCGCCTTCACATTCCGTACGGACCATGGAGTCCATTGCTTCTTCTGACTCCTCTTCCCGTTCGATTGCGTCTGCAAGTTCTTGCTCGGCAATCAGCATTAAGTTCTTTAGTTCACCGTGGATAATGTCAAGGCCTGATACTCCTGCATTGACCATGCGTTGCAAATGGGGCGGGAGCCCAATGTCTTCTTGATTCATTAGATTACCTCATAGTTCACTAGTGTTGATTCATTTAAGTTGTCTGCCCAATCAGGCTTTCCTTCTACCCAATTATATTCAATATCGATATCGCCTCCGCCTTCGGCAGGAGCGCCAATTGTTATTACTAATTCAGTCCCGTCCTCAAAAAAGATTTGTTCGACGGCGGAACGATAAGTAACTTCTCTAGATGTTATATTCATTATTCATACCTTTCGTTAGTAGAGTTCATTATATCAGTTGCCACTGACAATAAATGCCTGGTTGCCTCAATTTGTCCTTCAACAAATTTAAAGTTATCATCAGTTGAATGTAACTTATCTAAGTCCTGGATAAGACTAATTAAATGAAGCTTTATATATTCTAGGAAGTGGGATGACTTAGTCAAAATAACCCTCTGCCCATAGTCCTTGTAGAAACTCCTGTGCTTTCCATAAGTTCCCGTGTAAAAACGGGTCATCATTGGAATCCACGGTAGTTATTACAGATTGAATTGCATAGACCATTTCATCTAGATCTTTATTAGAATAACCTAACATTACATTTTCCCTTCCGCTAGCATTTTGTCTAAAAACTCATGAACTTCTTCTAATCTAATTTTGATATCTTCTTGGGCTGGCGGTAAATAGAAAGCAGCCATATTCAAAGCAAACTTCATTCTATCTATATCTATTTCAGTATATCCTAACATCATAGTAAGAACTCATCTCCTTCAATATACCCGTAGTATTCATTATATGATTGTTTTAAGTTATCAGGTGCAAATTGCATAAACTTATATTCTGCATATGCTGAGCCTTCATCTAAGTTAGCATTGTTCCATTGCTCAAATAGATGTTGCTCAATATCTACTTGAATTGCTCCAAGAATATGCTCTCCTACTGTATCTGTAAATGCTTCCATTTTTATCCCTTTCGTTATGTGATTATTATATATTAAGGCACTGACAAATGGAATAGATTTCCTATGTGATACCCGCCACATTGTGGCAAAGCTCACAAAATTTCAGGGGATTTTTACTTGACTTCTTAAAGAGAATAATATACCCTCATGTCTTTGTGGGCAAAAAGAAGATCCCCCAGATCTTACCTGGGGGACCATAGATTAGGGCTGCTAAGAGTAACCAACGAAAGTAACAATCTCTGCCTTACTTAGCTCCTGGCCATACGACTAGATAGAAGCACCCTAAAATACTATTATATCATATTAGTCAACTGAGACTAATGTATACCTATTTACAAATTCAGCAATGCCGAACTTTGCTACGACTGTAGTAAGGTCCTCTTCAAAAAGAGTTACGGTTTGTTCTGCCCAATTGACAACAGGTACCTTGTGCTCATTGTCATCCAATCGATTAATGCTAAAGCCCCAACCAGTTGTTGAAGTCCATTCATCTCCAATTAAATGTGATGTAGCAATTCGTGTTGCATAGGATGAGTCACCCCACCTTGGCTCTGCTGCAGACAGCGCTGCTGCCAAGTTGCCAAGCATGTTGTGACCTGCCCAGTGCCCGTACAAAAACAATGTGTCACCGCTGTTTTGTTTAAATCCAAAATTTGCTCTGTCTCCCATTATAGTTCCGCCTCTTCTAATGTAGGTACTGCTTCGGTTTTGTTTAATTCTACTACTTCATATGCGACCTTGTCAAGGCCACGCTTGCTTGCATTGTAGTGGTGGCCACAAAAGAAAAGCTCACCTTCTACTAGTTTAACTACATACATTGCTTGAGCCGTGCCACATTGGTCACAGCCAATCCATCTAGTTAAGTCTTCTGTCACAGGTCGTTGCCTTCAATCATATCTGCTAATTGATTAAGTAACCATGAATCGATATCGGTGATATCAATCTCACGCAACTTCTCCATTAGTTCTTCACGAGCAAACTTGTACCCGTCTGTAAATCCTTCTTTGTAGTCTGACACTTTAACTCCTTATATATCCCGTTGGTTCGAATTCAGAAACATACACTTCTTCAAGATTGTATTTCTCTCTAAGGTGTGTTACTTTCTCAATACTACCAGTTCCAATGTTGAATGTCAACGGCTCTTCGCTGGCTTCAGGATCTAAACCAAGCATCTCCGCCTCCCAGGTGGCCCGTGCATAGGCCACCTTAGTTGGTGCAGTAAGTTCAAAGTACATTAGTCCACCTCGATTGAATCTATAGATGATGACAAATATGTAATTGGTTCATCATATGACACTGTGTCAAAGTCTGTATCGTGAATTGAATTAATAGCATCCTCTTCGCTTCTAGCATTAACTGTAACTGAATATTGAACTGTTACAGTCAACTCAAATTCATTTGTTAGTTCGAAACCGCAGATGCTTGCAATTTCTTCGGCTTGATATTCTGTAATAGAATCGTCATCAAGTCCCTCCAGAGTAAATATCTTCATGTCATCACGCAACTTATTTAAGGTTGATGCGGTTGCATAGTCACGCTGAGTTACACGCTGAATCTGTTCTTCTAACTGTGCTATGCGTGCTTTGTTTTCTACTAACTGTGACTCAAGGAAGTCTCGTGTCATGTAGTGGTTATCGATTACTGGCTGGTCCATTTTTTCCTCTTTCGTTTGGTTTGTTGTTGGTAGTGTAGCATGCTCCACTGACAATAATGTAGTCTTGCGACCACAAGGGCATGTGAGCTCGGTCACACCAGATGGGAATCCAAATCCATCTGATGATGTTAGTTCGATTAAAGAATCACATTCATTTGGGTCACAGACAAATGTATATTTAGATGAAATTAAATCTGTCATGATTCATACCCACACTTCTGGCATGTCTCTACACCCTTTTCATCATCATAGATTAAACAATCAGTCTCATCACATTCACGACAAATGTTATCGTATTCTGATTCTGAGATAACTACACCACGAAGGATTTCTAGTTCACCGCCCCAGCCAGTCTCTTCCTCATATGATAAAGTAAATAGCAAGTCAGGGTATTGTGCAGATAGTTTAGTTAATGCACCCATTGGGCGACCCCAAGCAGTTTGAAAATTATAATGAACTACATGGTTATCACCATTGGCGGTTTCCTCCATATTAGTATCAGGATACTTGTCATTTACAGATACGGCAACATCCCATTTAGTTCCCCACTCACGGATATTAAAGTTATACCAGTCATCAGTAAGACACTTCATTGCTTCTGAAATTGGGAGGGAATAGTCAGGCTGACCAAGATATACTTCTTCAGTAATACCAGCATCCATGTAGTTATAGATATTATGAAATGCAAAGACAGGCTCTGCATATAAAGTATTCTTCTTCATGAATGTATTCTTACTTACATCCCATGAATCATGCATTTGAGTAAATGGCTTATTTAATTGAGCCATCATTTTCTTAACTGATTCAGGATTACCTTCTACGGTTAATCCATTAAATACCCAGTTTGGCATTTGATATCCTTTCGTTGGTGATATGTCAGAATTATAGCGGATGCCACTGACAAATGTCAACAGATTTCAGGGGTTTTTTTAAATTGGTCGTAACGGAATTAGGCTGCCTTCAGGTATGGGGGCATCTTTCTGCAACTGTAAGGTGTGCCATGTAGGACTTGAACCTACGACGACCGAATTATGAGTTCGGGGCTCTAACCAACTGAGCTAATGGCACCTTGCGATCTGTATCGGACTTGAACCGACGGCCTCTACCGTGACAGGGTAGCGCTCTAACCAACTGAGCTAACAGACCAAATGGTGAGCAGTTTTAAATCTTGCTCAGGATTTTTATTTATTAAAACGCAGAAACTAATTTTTTAATTTTATTTTTTTCTGCGGTAAGAACAGGGTCAAATCCTGATGCACCTGCAATAAGTGATTCAGAATTTCCTCGTGCAGTACGATAGTAATCTAGGCGTTCAGTAAGTGCATTAAATGCGCCCCACTTTGTTCCCTTGATTGTCGCATTGGTTGGTGAGTTATGATACAAATCATCAAGCAAAACAACTTTGTTTTCCCACTTCTTTAGCGCACCCTTAGAATCCTTTTCAGGCTTTGGGTAGATTGTCTGAATCAACTTTGAGAATTCTGCATCAGTAATTGATTGATTGAACATTGCTTGTGCTTCCTTCTCAAATTCATCAAAGTATCCTAGAGCAAGACCGAGAGTCTCACGGGCAACTTGAATTCGTCCTTCAACTGATTGTGTATGACGAATCTTAAAAGATTGCTTTGCATTACGCATTGCAAGGTTAAGAGTGTTTTGGCATACAACACGAACAGGAGTAACAGCAGCCTGAACAGCAACTGACCCGTCATGAGATGTCCAAACAATTAAATAAAGTTTTGTCTCGTCATTTGCACCTTGTGGGTCAAGCACCATTGTGCGGGGAATGTCCACAGTACCAAAAACAACTTTACCGCTACGCAATGAGCCAGCAGATTCCCAAAAACAATTTGGGTCTGCATCATGAATAGCATCAGCAAATGCAAACAATTCTTCATTCTGCACTGGCTTGTAACGCTTACCAACAGTAGCAAGAACATCAGTTCCGCCATTGAATGGATTGTCACGCAACACAAGAGATGCGGTAGAAACATCATTCCATGATTCTGGAATGTGCTCAGTGATTGGAGATAGACGAACATTCCAATTAGACAACTTTGCTTCATTAAGCATTGTTTGTGTTGTAACTTCTTCATCTTGATTAAAGATGCGATTTGCTAATCCATGCCATGCTGGTTTTCCACGCAAAGCAAAAGCAACTTCGCCATTTTCAGTTTCTAGATTATGAGCCATAATTTATTTCCTTTCGGTTGGTTGATAAACTGAGTATAACATAGGGCACTGACATTAACAAGATTAGACAGTCATTTGTCGACAAATAAAATGTGATGAATCTCACAAATTTTCAGGGGTTTTCCACAGGAGGCCGTAAGTCTGTGGATAACCGCCCACATATTTGGGGGCAGATTTAAAGTTGGGAAGATGGGGCGGGACACAAAAGGCATTAAGATCCCGCCCCAAGCTTTATGCTAAGTGTAATTCCTTAGCAGTATTAGATAGTTTAGATTTAACAGATGTAATTATTTCCATTGGTAAAAACATTGCAGTTGTCTTCTTCTTTTTAATTGTATCGAATACAAATGCTTTTACATTACCATCAAAGCGTGCTATGTTGCTATAAACTAATTCAGTTAAATAGTCTTTGTCCACGCCTTGCTCTGAATAAATTGTTAAATCATTTTGCTTGTTTTCATCATAGATTTCTATTCTGAAACGATTAGCCATTTTATTACCTTTGTTAGTAGGGACACCCGAAGGTGTGAGCAGTTTGGCGACATGCTCAGGTCGTTAGATTATTTAGAGATAACGAGCAACCGCATTGTAAGTGCTGGTATTAACTGTTTCCTCATCTGTCATCTTGAGAATACGAATTGCGTTTTCGATTTCTTGCTTTTGCTCTAGGTATGTGTGACGACCCATCTGCTCAAAGTCACGCTCAGGCTCTGTTGGCAGGTCTGATTGTGTAACTGTCAAATCAAAGTCAATGTTGAGAGTGTTATTCCAAGCACGATAGTTGGTACGGAAGTTTTCTGCCTTCTTGATGTTAGAAACGGCATAGGCAGTAATTTCCTTCTGCCACTTTTCCATAGCCTTCTTGTACTTTGCTTCGTTTGTTTCTTGATTAGCATAGTTGGCGTTAAGTTCTACTAACTTTGCCTCAAGTGCCTTGATTACCTTTGGTGTTGCGATTTTTACTGAGATTGCTTTTCCTCTAGCCATTTGTTTCCTCTTTCGTTAGTTGGTTTGGTTAATTGTATTATAGCGGAGGGGTCTGACAAATAGTGAGACCCCTCCACTTCCTTATACTAGGCTATTGTTGCTAACTGTTGTCCAACGAGTTTCCTTTGTTGGCATTTCCAGTAGCACACGCACCGAGCCAGATGCGTTAGGAATAATCTCTTTGATTACTCCAGTTTTCTTTGACTTAAGAGTGGTGAATAAATCGCCAACCTTGTAAGTGTATCCATTTACTGTCATTTTGCTTCCTTTCTGTTTAGGGTGTTATTGTAGCATTAGGGTCTGACATTTATCAAGCCCCTGGGGTGTGATAAGCATCACAAGTATTCTGTTAGGTCGCCGTCCATAATTTCGTTCAGCTCCAAGCCTTCTGAGTCTGCGATAGCCTCCCATAGATCCATTTCATTAAAGTCTCCGTCTGGGTGTCTTTCGGATAAGATAGAATAAAGATTGTTCATTAGTATTCCTCCTCTGGTAGCCAAGCATTTAAGTGGTGTGCATCAACAATTGCGGATGCGGGTGCAGTAACCTGTCCACGCCATAACACGCCTTCAGGTAAAGCAATTTCACGATTGTAGTCCTCATCATAGAAAGCATCAATTGCTTCTATGCAAGGCTCCACCATAGAAAGCGGAACTGGTGGATAGTGATTACCTTGCAAGTGATAACCAAGAGCAACCTCTAAATCTAATTCATTAGATAAATCTAGCGCAGTGTTGTATCCCATTTATTCTGCCACCTTTACGATAGCCCAAGAGCCACCTTCGTTAATTGTTTCTAGTACTGGATAAATTGCAGGTAGCACCATAGACTTTAATGCGCCTTCTAGCATAGCAATTTGTGACGCCTTATCAAGTGCCAATAGACGGGCACCTGTTGGGTTAGTTTCATCAACCTCTGTTACGAAGTTTAGAGAGTGTGCGATTGATACCATTGTTTTACCTTTCGTTTGTTTGATAATGGAATTGTAGCATGGTCCACTGACAAAAATTCCAACACGCCCAATGTTTATCTAATTTATTTATGTGATAAACCTCACAAAATTCCAGGGTGTTTTGGTGCTTGACTTAAAGAGATCTTTGCCCCCGCACCTTTGGGGGCAGCTTTAAAGAATTGTCAACTCTTCCACACTTTATATGCAACGTATAGCGGTGTGGCCATTGCAAAAATAATTCCAATTGAAATTACTGCAGCAATAAAATCAATCATGATCAGAATTCTTTTTGTGTTTTATTTTGCGTGTGTAAGTTTTTTTATTGCGAACAGGTTGCGCCGCATTACTGCGGCGCAATTCCTGAATGCGTTTTACTTTATCTCGAAGTGAATTTTGGAACATTGTATCCACTCGCTTCGTGAAATCGTGTTACATCAAATCGGTCGTTATCCTTTGCGAACATTTCCGCAAAATCATTTACCATTTTAGAAAAAACAGCGGGATGAGTTTTATCGCTAACATACTTTAGAATTTCTGCGGTTGCGACATAGTCTTTACGGGTCATCATTTAATTGTTACCTTTCCCATGCGGTCAATTACTTTTGTGTACATCTTGCCTGTTGGCATTGATAGGTTAATCGTTGAGTATTCGTTAGCAAATCCGACATCAGTAAATTTAGCAAATGCGGTAAATGCTTCCAATGCATCATCATAGTCATTACTCCAGCGAACAGAATTTCCGTCATAGGATAAAGTAATCTTATACATTTTAGTAATCTCCAATTTCGTTAGTTACGCAATCGCATGGCTCTACATCATAGGAGTTTTCATCTCCCCAAAAGATTGCGCCAAATCCTAAGCAATCCTCGCAAGTGATGACGGAGATAGTTCCCTCGTCCATTACATCTAAGAAATTTCCCATTTATAGTTTTCCTTTCGTTTGTTTGTTTAAGTTATTGTATCAGTTAGGGCTGACAAATTTTGTGAGGGTTCTTACTTACGACATTGGGCGAGGACTCCCTCTAAACTACCCCTGTTTCGATACCCGTTAAATCTTTACTGCCAAATAACGATAAGTGTCTTTGAGGTTTAGCGGTGCTGAATAGTGAGGACGAACCTGCACTTTATAAGTATCGCAATCTGCATACCAGACATCATCAGACTTTTCTGCGTCTATGATTTCTCCAGTAAGAGACTTTGAGCGATAGGTTTTTCCTACAAGTAGGCTTTCGATTGTATAGACATTTGCTGACATGGTGTCCGCCTTTCGTTTGTTGATAAGAGTATTGTACCAAAACCCACTGACATAAACTAATTACTAGCCAGTAATTCCAAGATGTGAGACGCTCAAGCCATGTGATAAATCTCACAAGATCTCGGGCGTGTCGTACACAAGTTATCCACAATTTTTCAGGGGTTTTCCACATTTATACGTAAGTTATCCACAGCCCCCTCATCTTTGGGGGCAGCTGCCGACTTTGTCAAGTCGACACGCCGCCTTTATTTAATTATCTTGCAAAGTTTCTAAAATTATTTGCAAATCTTTTTCGTTAAGCAAAACTTGAGATGCGCCCCAAAGATAAGCAAGCCAATTATCGCCATGCTTTTCTTTTGCAATAGATGCGACATCTTTTAACAGATCTGTATTCATTACTTTACCCCCTTGTATAAAAAATTCCACGCCTCACGGCATAACACAATGCTTTGACAATTATCGCAACAGATAACACCATGCGGATTTAATTCTAAATCATACATATCGATTGTGGTAGATACTGCACCACATACAGAGTTTACAGATACAAAAGTGCTCATATGTAAAGTCCTTCCGTTGAGCGGTCTAATTCCCAATACATTTTTTCCTCTTGCCACTCAAAGAAATGAGTATCGCATAGAGTAGATGGTGAAACAGAATAAAACTTTATTCCGTTAGCGTTAGCATAGCATGTTGCACACATAAGTTTTCCTTTCGTTGATAACGAAAGCCTATCACACATGACCGACAAATCCTAATCTATTTGATGTGATGTTGCTCACAAAATTTCAGGGTTTTTCCACAGGCCTTCTTAACTTATCCACAGCCCCCTCTCCTTTGGGGGCCAGCTTGACTATTGTCAAGCCGACACGCCGCTAGGCTAGTATGATTTACATATCTTCATCATCTAGCATGCCACACTCACGCATGTAGTCCTCATGCTCTATAACACCAATGTTAAAGGCGATAGGGTCGCAACACTCCAAGATCTCGGCGGGGGTAAAGGTAGAGTACCCAATCTTTACCTCTGGATAAATCTCATTAAGTAAATCCATAAAGCTTTCTTTTATAGTTAGGTCTCTTTCAAATTGTGTCATACTCAATTAAATAACTCCTTCATCTCGCTAATAAAGTCATGCCATACAATGCGTGCCATGTATAGGGCGGGGATAGCAATAGATAGTTGCACTAGTGTAGTAAGTAGTCTATTCATTAGATACCCCATTCATCTGTAGATAGTTCATCTTTTACTAGTGATGCCCATCTATGGGCTTGCACTCTCTTATAAACCTTATACCCGATAAAAACAAGGGCGGACAAGATAATAAAAGCCCATGATAGGGATAGATAGATAAAATCGCCCATGTCAAACATGAAGCCGTATTCGTTTAGTTCGATAGTCATTACTTATCTCCAAACATGTCGAATACCTCATCTAGTTGTTCATCTGTTAAGTGGTCAATCTGTATAGCCTTAACAAATCCGAATACATCTTCTTCTTCTGCCATTAGTTGCTCATACATTTCTTCTTCTGCTAGGTGTGCGTATTGGTCTTGCACATCTGCTTGTATCGTGTCCCATTTAGTCATTAGTTAGCCCCTACCTTGATGTCCATTACATTAGCGGTAAATTTCTTACCCTTGCCTAGTTCGCTATCGTTAAGCGAGTTGATTAAGTGGTCAATAGCCTTGACCTCATGTGCAACATTATTAACCGAGATTAGTTTAGAGCCTTGCCAGATTGAGTAAGTGATAGTCATTGTCTGTTCTTCTTTCGTTAGTAGTTATAGTAGGAATTGTAGCGTATAGCGGTGACAAATTGGGGAGACACGCCGTTAGGCGATTGGGTTTCCCCAAATGTCTCTACCGCAAGCGGTATGTAGGCAAGTGCCATTTGGTAGGCAAATGTCGTGAATTGTAGCGGGGGCTAAAACAACCTGTCCGCATTGACAAAGGTTCATTAACCCTTGTGGATAGTCGCTAAGAGTTGCTACTCTTGCAAAGTTTGAGTTAGTCATTTCTAACTCCTTTCTGTTAATCACCTTGATTAACCTTATGTCTTAAGACTATACTAAGCCACTGACAAATTCAAATCCAAAATGGGTTTAATTCGGACATTTCTAAAAAAAGGTATGTGATAAGGGTCACAAAGACTGGTCATATGGTCGCACTATCGGACAATTCGGACATTCTAAATGGTGTGTATCATACAAGAAAAATATATATTAACATTTTATGAGATCTGATATTGTAGTCGACTAGGATTATACGCTGGTATAATTAGAGTATGAGAAATGTTGCGATAGTTGGTGATTGTCATACATCTAGAATATTTGAGCATTATAAAAAAGATCAAACTAAATTAGATATACATTTTTGGGGACTAGCTGGATATAGAGCTCATGCTCTAGATTATAAAAAAACGGCGGAGCTAAAAGTAAGATCTTCTGGAATGGAATTACCACCAGATGGACAAGATCATTCAATTGAATTTAATGAGCTTCCAAAATGTGATCTAGTTATTCCTTGGATTGGATATGTAGACATTAGAACCTATTTAACTAGGTATGACAATGCAGATGAAATTGCCAGGACATATGTAGATATTACAGTCGACTACTTTAAAGATAGCAATATTCTATTTGCTGAACCATTACCACAGTTTAAACAAATGCTGTTAAAATTTCCTGGAATATCTGCAGAGTATACATATGAAGATAGACAAAATCAGAACAAATTATTTTTGGCGGGGATGAATAATAGAATTGAGGAATTAGGCTTACCAAAGCCAATATCTCAAGAAGAAATCCTTGCTGCACTTGGTGTAAATGAATTAGATGAATCAATGACAAGGAATATAGCTCCACATCCAATGGATGGTCTTGATGATATATATAATGAAAAAATTATGTATCTATTTGTAGCAAAAGCAGAAAACTTTTTTAATACTCTTGACCTGTAAAAATCTCCCATGTTATACTAATCACCTTGGACAGTTTTCGGAGATAATATCAAGGGGTTAAACTCCAAGTGCGATAATGACGGAAGTGTATTATATACTTCTAGATTATGCAATCCTGGCTTTGGGCGTTCCCGCCCAAGTTCAACCGATGAATTGCTATCTTATAAATGGACAATTTCGGGGTTCTCTTTTAAAAACATAAAAGGGGTATAGGGGTTGTATGCTCTAAATCTGGAAGTATCATTATAAAGATAAAAGCAAAGAATAAAGAGTAAGTATAAGTGTGTACATTCCACATTAAATAAAAAATATGGTTCTTCTACCGCCGACGCACTTTTTTCGCACTATTTAATGCAATATTATAAAGATTTATTCCATACTGTATCAACAGGAGTAGGGGCACCAACACCAAACTTAGCTTTATGTGTTTCGGTTGTTAGAGCTACTCCAGTAAGTGGATTAACTTCTCCAAGAGGTGTCATCCATAGTCCAGGATCAGATCTACGTGCTAATTCTTCTTCAGAACCAGGAACTGGAAATGTTCCAGGATTCTCATGTGAGAAAACAGAGAAGTTTGAGTAGCAATATCTTATTCCAGATTTTACTTCACGCACTCCATGTTCCCAAGGGTGTGTAGAACCGTGTATAACAAGATCTCCAGGCTTTGCAGCATATGTTAGGCAGTTTGGGTCAGTGTCATGGTCAATGAGTGTTGAACCGTCTTCTGCGCTGATATTTGGATAGTAGATCTCTCCACCTTCGTAATCGCCAAAGTAAACACAAACACCATATTCAATAATGCAGCATGTGTTCCATCTATCTGGTTGAGTAAGATCTTCTTCCATGTCTCTTCCAGGTGAATCTGAGTGAACAAACATTGTGTCGCCTGGGCGCATCGCTAGTAAAGATAAATTTGGGTGAATGCAATGTTCAGGAGCTAGTAGCTCTGTAATCATGTCCCATACAGGGAATAACTCTGGAGTAAGCTTACTGCTTTTCTCTGAGTACCAATTAATAGCAACTTCACCATTTTGAATTTTATAGTCTTCAAGTTCGTATGTGGCCATTTTGTCATTAATTGTTTTAACTAATTCTGCTGGTACAAAGTTTCTGTATACAAAAACGTTTGTACCGATTTGCTCTATATTAGGGTTATCTTTAAACATAGGTTAATTATACCATATTGACATATTTGGGCAGGTCAAGATATAATCATTGTATGATGCATTTACGAATACGCTAACTCTCATTTTGGGAGTATAGCTTAATTTGGTTAAAGCATTTGTCTTATATACAAACGACTGTGAGTTCAAATCTCACTACTCCTACTTCCGTCCCTATAGCTCAGTCGGTAGAGCAACAGACTTTTAATCTGTGGGTCCTTGGTTCAAGCCCAAGTGGGGACACATGAAAACTATATTTAAAGTAATTCTAGTTGCAGTAATAACAATGATTTTAGGTTTAATATTGCAAATATATACAGCTGCACTATAAAATATCTATTATAGTATAATGGACATATGAAACCAATCATACTATCTAAAGACGTATTTCTATTTAAAAATGTGTTAAAGGACCCTCAAGCTGCCACCGCTTTTATTCGTAAAGAAAAAGAGATAAAGCAGGACAAGTGGTTTGGTCAATGGCAAGATTGGAGACCCTGGGGAGAATACGCAAAAGCATATCCAGCAGACGATGATTCATTTTTAAATGACACAAGCGAAGGGGCTGAATTGCTAAAAGAGTGCCTAGATGTTTTTTGGGATATTCTTTCAGTTTACAAAAAGGATCATTTAAATAAAGAGTACTTTGATTCATTGGGTTTAAGCTATGACTTTCCAACTTCTTATGAAGAGCTAATTGCTAATAGAACTAGACCAAATGTATGGGATAGGTGGGGAATTGCAGATGTTGTAGTATTAGAGTCAACAGATACATCTGCAGAAAAAAATCTTTCAATGGAATATCATCAAGATAGAAGACCTTGGTTTGGCGGATCTCCGCATATTTTTAATTGCAATATTTATATAAACGATGATTACGAAGGCGGAGAAATAATATTTGCAGACCTAGAAACTGCAGAAAAAGCTGTTACGGTTTATGATGGCAAAGAACTTGAATATTTTTTGATTGATAGACCAATAGAGTATAAGATGGAAGCTGGAGACGCTTTAATATTTAGAACAGATCGTTTTCACGCAGTAAAGCCTGTAAAAGGAAATAAGTTTTATATAAGACAGTTTCTGTCTTCAGCATGGAGCAAGGATTTTGTAGATGCAAGAGACAGCATGGATCCAGAAGACTTTAAAGAGTTTCTTAAAGTAAAAGAAAAAGAAGGATTTGCGGCTAAAAAATTTGAAATGAGAGTATATGAAAATGAAAGCGAAATATCAAATGTTATGCCAGGACAAAATATTTGTGTTATTAAGCCAGGCCAATGAAAAATAAATTTTTTACAACTATATTATGCTTTTTAGCATCAATTGCTTCTGGATATGCTCTTTATCAATTGTTAAAAAGAATTGGTCTCGGAGACTCGTTTGACTTTAATTTATTTGAAGATATAGATTTAGAAAATGAGTAAAGATTTAATTAGATATTTAGATCCAAAATTTAAAAATCATAAAGATGTAATTAAATTAGATGATGAAATATACCTTTATAAAAATTTCTTTAAAAAAGATTTAATAGATTTAATTTTGGAAGGGCTAGCTCCATTTGATTTAAATCAGTCAAAAAAAGAGCATTTTAATTATGAAGAAGGAGACATTTCACATTTATTTACTTATGGAAGAATATCTCATGATATTGGATTTTATTTATTAGGTTTTCATGATAATATAGTTAATTTGATAGCTCCAGAGTACTGGACAAATAAAATGAATTCTTTAATAAGAATGCTGCCAGGAGATCTTCATGAGCCAACCTACACAAATTTTACTCCAGTAGAAGAAGTTGAAATAAAAATAGAATATAAAATATGTGCCTTTTTTGGAGACTTTACTGGAGGGGAAATTTATTTTCCAGACAGACAAATTGAGTATAAGCCAAATTCTGGTGATTTAATAATATTTTCATCTAATCCAGAGTATAGAAATGGTGTGAAAAAAATCTTATCTGGAGTAAGATATTCATATATGGATTTTATGTACCAGTATCCAGGTTTATTTATTGCTTAAATATATTATTTCTTTTTAAAAAAGTTTATAAAAAAGTTTTCACATTTACATCTAATGCATTTACATTCAATTAATTCTTGGTTTTCAGAATACTGAAAGTAAGGGCTTCTCATTGTTCTTGCAAAGTGATCTCTTGGCATAAATTAATTATACCACTTTTAGATATATAAAAACCCCAATTGGAGGCGGATCCAATTGGGGTTTTGTACTATAAGTAGTACATTGTATTAGGAACGAATAAACGCTTCAACTAACACAATTCTATTGTATTAGTGTATTTATTTAAAGTCAATGTTAGCTTTTAAAAAATTCTTTTTCAATAATAAAGTCATGTAGGTTAGCTAATAGATATATTAAGCTAGGCTGGTTTTTTATGATCTGCTGTTCAATTTCCATAAGATCAATTCCATTTTGCACACCCATTGCTCTTGTATCATTGTTGATTTTTTCTAGCATTGACATTACAATTTTTTCTTTATCCATTTTTTTCCTCATTTTCGTCTATACCAGCGTTATAAGATGGCGCTGGTCCCAAAAGGTATCCGCTTTCATGATATTCTACCATTTTATTAACTTCATCGCCACCAACCACTTTATTTGCAATCAGTGTAAGCATGTCGTATATTCTGTGAAGCATTATATAGTTAACCATAGGTAGGTTTTCTTCTATAGACTTCTCTTCATTATTTTCCATATTTTTCCACCGCCTTAATTATTTCATCGTAAAACCCAAACCCTATAAATTTTTTATAATCACAAGATAAGCAATATAAGTAAACCTCATCAAGATCCGTTTGGTTAGAAAAAAGAAGACCTTGATCTAGTGGACATTCCAGTCTAGGTACAAGGCCTTCTTCAGAAAGTGCTATGTATTTAGATACATGCTGTATCTTACGCATTTTCTCCTACTTCTGTGTAGTTGGGAATTTTAAGTAAAACTCCTTTGCTCTTGGGGTTAATCCCTTCCAAGCCGACCAATTTAAACCGCCATTAGTCATGTAGTACGTTATCTCTGCATTTATTACTGGATCAAATAATAGTACATTTGATCTCAGGTCAAATTTTTCTTTACGAGCAACACCAAGGTTTCCCAACATGTTGATCTGAAAAATTCCATAGGAACTGTCTCCAGTATTCCTGTTGCCATTGTATGCTAATGGGCGTCCACTGGACTCCGTCTTAGCAATGGCCCAAGCCGTTCTAAGGGCTTTTCCTTCAAAACCTACTGCTGCCAGTAGCTCTTTCAACTCGTAGTCTGAAAGCTTTTCCGAAGGCTTGTAAACAGTATTGCTGTACTTTTCTAAGGTTTCTTTCTTAAGTTGTACTTCTGTCTTTGGTTGTACTTTCAAAGCTTGAGCGGGAATCACAGTATTGTTTGTAAATAGAAATAATGTTATCATTACTACTACAGTCATACTATGAGCAAAATCGCTCAGCTTTTGTTTTATATTCTCCATTGGCATTTCCTCCTTTAGAGAGATAACGAACTATAATAATAACATCTACTAGCAAGTAGTGTCAAGCCAGTCAACTAGGAAGGTTTTATGCAAATATCGTTTTCAACACCAACTATTAATATGAAAAATAATAATGGGTACGGTTATGCAGGATTAAATATAGTTGAATCTTTAATTAATTTAGGACACACAGTTCCATTTCAAAGTCCAAAGGCTCAAGTTCAGTTAAATTTTTCTCAACCAGATCATTTTAAAATGCATAGAAACCAATATCAAATTTCTTATACCCCCTGGGAGTCTACCGTAATCCCTTCTATATGGAAACCAAATTTAGAGGTTGTAGATGAAATTTGGACAACTTCGGATTGGTGCGCTAACGTATTTGAATCAAACGGCTACTCTGATATTAAAGTTTTTCCTCATGGAATATCTTCTGCGTGGGTTCCAAAAAGAAGAAGCGATGACGGAGTAATTAAATTTTTACATATAGGAGAACCAGCACCAAGAAAAGCTGGGCAAATGGTGTTGGATGCGTTTCTTTCCTTGTTTGCAGATAATCCAAATTATTCATTAACAATAAAAGCATATGGTGTAAATACTACTAGAGTTTATAATAATTACATAGATAAAAACATAATTGGTCTTCCTCAAAATTTATATCAAAATGTAAAGGTTATAACAGATAATTTAAATGAAGAAGATTTAGTAAAGCTTTATCATGATCATGATGTTTTAGTTTATCCAAGCTATGGAGAAGGATTTGGATTTATTCCGCTTCAAGCTCTTGCAACTGGAATGCCAACAATATGTACAGCATCCTGGGCTCACTATAAAAAGTATCTTGGGCCATTAAAGTTAAAGTCAGAGTTAATTGATTCCCCATGGCAATTCCCACATGAAGGAAAAGTCTTTGAACCTAACCGTCAACATCTAGTTGAGCTTATGAGAGAAGTATCAATTAATTTTAATGCCTACTCTGGTTATTACTATTCTCAGGCAACTAAGATTCATGAAGAATACAATTGGAATCAGTTAACTAATAATGCTTTTTCAGACATATTTAAAAAATTTTCTAATCCCTTCCCCCAGTAAATAAAGTTTGATACACTTAGGGACTAATCAAAATTTAACAACCGCAAGGCGGAGAAAAGGTAGACTCACAAATGTCAAAAACTATTAAAAACCCATACGAAAATTTTATTGCTTTATCAAGATATGCAAAATGGGTTGAATCAGAAGGTCGCAGAGAAACATGGCAGGAGACTGTAGATAGATACTTTGCATTTATGACAAACCACCTGAAGGAAAATCACAACTATGTTCCAAGCGATAGTTTAGTATCGGAATTAAAAAGTTTTGTTTTTGAAAGAAACGTTATGCCGTCTATGAGATCAGTTATGACTTCAGGGGCTGCTTTAGAAAGAGATAATGTTGCTGGATACAATTGTGCCTTTCTTCCAGTAGACTCACCAAGATCTTTTGATGAAACGATGTATGTTTTAATGTGTGGAACTGGTGTAGGATTTTCAGTAGAGTATAAGTACATAAATAAGCTTCCTCCAGTTCCAGAAAAGCTAGAAAAGTCAGATACCGTGATTGTTGTAGAAGATTCAAAGCAGGGTTGGGCTAAAGCGTACCGTGAACTTCTCGCATTATTATGGACTGGCCATATACCAGCAATTGATGTTACAAAAGTTAGACCATCTGGTGCAAGACTAAAAACTATGGGTGGCCGTTCATCTGGACCACAGCCGCTAGTAAATCTTTTTGACTTTACAATTGCTAAATTTAAAAATGCAGCAGGAAGAAATCTCAAGCCAATTGAATGTCACGACATTATGTGTAAAATTGGTGAAGTCGTAGTTGTTGGCGGAGTTAGACGTTCCGCAATGATTTCATTGTCTAACATTAATGATATTGAAATGGCACAGGCAAAATCTGGTAGCTGGTGGGAGCAAAGCCCACAGCGTGCTTTGTCAAATAACTCTGTTGCGTATTCACGCAAGCCAGAGATGGAGCAGTTTATTGCAGAATGGAAATCTCTTTATGATTCAAAGTCTGGAGAGCGTGGAATCTACAATGTTGCAGCGGCGCAAGCACAAGCAGCAAAGTTCGGAAGAAGAGATCCAGATATACACTACGGAACTAACCCATGCTCAGAAATTATTTTACGTCCTTATCAGTTTTGTAATCTTTCAGAAGTCGTATTACGTGAAAATGATACAAAGAAAGATATCAAAAGAAAAGTAGAGTTAGCGACAATACTTGGAACATGGCAGTCAACTTTAACTGACTTTAAGTACTTAAGAAAAATTTGGAAAGACAATACAGAAGAAGAAAGACTACTTGGAGTTTCATTAACTGGACAATTTGGACATAAGTTTATGTCAGGCAAAGAAGACATTGTAGCCCTGGAAGCATTCTTGATGTCAATGCGTGACAGAGCAAGAGAAGTAAATAAAGAAGAGGCAGGGAAAATTGGGATTCCTGAGTCTGCTGCTATTACATGTGTAAAGCCTTCTGGAACAGTGTCTCAATTGGTCGGGGTATCTTCAGGAATGCACCCATGGCATTCAGAGTATTACATTCGTACAGTACGTGGTTCAAAAGGGGATCCAATTTCTACATTTCTAAAGGAAGTTGGAATTCCAACAGAAGATGATGTTATGAAGCCAAATGACACATATGTATTTTCATTTCCAGTAAAAGCACCAGAAGGTGCAATTGTTAGAAATGATTTGACAGCTATTGATCATTTAAATATTTGGCTTGTTTATCAGCGTGCATGGTGTGAGCATAAACCATCTATTACTGTTTCTGTAAAAGAAGAAGAGTGGATGGAAGTCGGTGCCTGGGTTTATAAGAATTTTGATGAAGTATCTGGAATTTCGTTCCTTCCGCATTCAGATCACACTTACAAGCAGGCCCCATATCAAGAAGTAACAAAAGAAGAGTATGAATCGTTGCTTGCAAAGATGCCAGAGAACATTCGATGGGAAGATCTTTCATTTTATGAGACAGAAGATGGAACTTCTCCAAGTGCAACCCTAGCCTGTAGCTCAGATGGAAACTGTGAGCTTGTAGATATATCTGCATAGTGGTAGAATAATATAATTGGGGAAACCCAAAATTCTGGGCACACCGCCCAAAATGGAGATGATAAAATGAGTAAATTCGATAAAGCGGATTTAAACAAAGACGGAAAGGTAACAATGACAGAACAATTATTAGCAGCTTTAGGAACATACGCAAGAGCATTCTTATCTGCAGCAATTGCATTATATATGACTGGAAACACAAATCCAAGAGATCTTCTCATGGGTGGAGTTGCAGCGGTAGCTCCAGTTATCCTAAAGGCACTGAGCCCAAGCAACCAAGAATTTGGTTTTAAAAGCCCAAAGTAAATAGTTGATTAGAAATACTCCTGTGCTAAAATTGGTACAGGAGTATTCCTATTTAGGAGACTATGGCAAATGGCAGTATCAAAAAACTTTGAAGTAGATCAAAATGCTACATTCATTTTTGAAGTTCAATACACTTTGGAAGATGAAGTAACGCCTATTGATATTACTGGTGCATCCGCAAAGATGCAGGTTCGTGACACCCAAGGTGGATCGAAGTTAGCTTTTACATTAACTTCACCAAGCGGGGGAATTACAATAGATGGTCCAGAAGGAACATTAACTGTAAAAATGACACCAACTCAAACTAATAAGCTGTTCTATCCAAAATCTTCTTATGACATTATGATAATTGATTCTAATGGGAATAAAATAAAACTCCTTGAGGGTTTTATGACGCTCAGTAGATCGGTTACCATCTAATGGCTGAAAAAGTAATAGTAAAAGAAACCAAAAACAAAGTAATAATTTCAACTCCTGGCCCACAAGGACCAAGAGGTAGAACTATTTTAAGTGGTACTGGTGCACCTGCTAACAACCTAGGCCTTCAAGGTGATTTTTATTACAACACATCGACAACAGATTTTTATGGGCCAAAAGTATCTGATACAACTTGGTCTGAAGCAACAATAATAAAATTTATTCAAGAAGGTGCAGACTATGCTTATACAACAAGCTGGGAGCTTACTCAAGTTCAAAATGACGCCATTAATAACTTTTACTATGTAAACATAACACACAACTTAGGATTCTATCCAAATGCTACAATTAAAGACAGCGCAGGAGATTTAGTAGAAACTGGAATAGACTATATCAATACAAATACAATAAAGCTGACAATGGCTCAACCATTTTCAGGGACAGCATACCTGTCATAAAGGAGAATAAAAAATGGCAAGAAAATTTTTAGTTAGTTTAGACCTCAATAAAAATGAGTTACTAAATGCTAGATTACAAAACCTGGCCTCCGACCCATCTTCACCAGTGGCAGGTCAGATTTACTTTAATACTCAAGAAAATGTAACAAAGTTCTACGATGGTTCTCAGTGGATTTCAGGAGGCTCAACTAAGTTTGGTATTCAGTCTGCAAGACCGTCCGCTTCAAAGGCAGGCACGCTATTTGCCGCAACAGACACAAGTACTTTATTTTTAGACAATGGAACATCCTGGATTCAAATATCTGTTAATCCACAAGATTTAGCAGATGCACTAGAAGAAGCAAAAGATTATACTGATACTCGTGAAATTGCAATCACATCTGCTTATGAGTCATATGCAGACCAGGCTGAAGTAGATGCAAAAGCATATACAGACGTTCGTGAAACAGCAATTACGACTGCTTATCAACTATATACAGATACAGCAATCAATAATCTTGTTGACGGAGCTCCAGGTTTATTAAATACTTTAAATGAAATTGCAGCAGCAATCAATGACGATGCAAATTATTTTACAACAATAACAAATTCAATTAATACCAAGCAGGACGCACTAACACCAGGTAACGGTATTGAAATTGATGGAAGCGAAAATATAACAGTAAAGTTAGGAACAGGACTAGACTTTGATGGATCTGGAAATATTGTTCCTTCCAGTGGATATGGTGTAAGAAAGTATGCAACTTCTGTTGGAGACGCAACTGCAACATCATTTCAAGTTGACCACGTCTTTGGTACAAAAGACGTTACAGTTCAGGTATTTCAAAATGCCGCAGACTATGGACAGGTTGAGGTAGATGTAGAGCATACAAATATTGACTATGTAACTGTTAAGTTTGCCGCAGCACCATCTCTTAATGAGTTTAGAGTAGTAGTCATAGGCTAACATGTCTAGAAAATTTAAGTCTTTACTTAATTTATTAACACTCCCTTCCGACCCAATTGGGTCGGAGGGCGATGTGTTTTTTAATACAACAGATAAAGCCTTAAAGATTCACAATGGAATAACCTGGGTCACTATTTCACAAAATACAGACCCAATCCCATTCTATATGCACACCCACACTTACGATGGAGATGTTCATACAATTGATTTAAAAAATCCAGTTTTATTTACAAACATTAATAACGAAGAGCCATCAACCGTAATAGAAGAGCTTCCAATAGTCGATTCTATTGAAGGTGGAACACCAGCTTCACTACAAGATGAAACACCAACATTATTTGAGTTAAGTTTGTTTGATGGCGGCGCACCATAAATAAAATACGATATAATTAGTTAATAAGCACCACTGCCTGGAGGCAAAAAAATGGCAATAGATTTCCCAGTAGATTTAGATGTATTAATCAATCCAACATCTACAAACAAATTATCAGCACCATCTCATTCTCAACAGCACGCAGATGCAAATGATGCTATTGAAGCATTGCAAGCAAAGGTTGGAATTGATGGGTCTACAGATCCAGATTCATTAGACTATAAAATTGCAACAGTAGAAGATCAGATAGCAAACTTAGGCTCAAGTAACGCTACAACGGTAGAGTTACTTGGATTAGAGGGAAACAACGATACTTCTTCAACTGTTTGTGATATTGAAAATCCAACAACCTTGGATACATTTACAGCAAATGCTTGGGCAACAGTCAAGTATACTTTGCAAATTACAAGAGGATCAGAAATGTATGCCTCAGAGATACTTCTTCTAAATGATGGAAGCAACATCAATGTATCAGAATCAAACATTATCTCAAACACAGATAATGACCTATTTACTTATACTTTTGAATTAAATTCAGGTATAATTAGTTTAAAGATAGCCCCTGTAAGTACTGCTGTTACAGCAAGATATTACAGAACAGCAGTTAAAAAATAAGCAGTAAAAGGAGTCATATAGATGGCAACAGTAAATAAGAACTTTAGAATTAAACATGGACTCATTGTTGAGGGTGCTACAGGTACAATCAATGGTCAAAATATACTTACAGAGACAGGCGGAGATTCCTATATCCTCAACCTTGTCGGTGGAGCCACTCTTGTAAAATCGGTAGAGGCTACACAGCTTGAAGTAAGCGGCGCTGGAAAGTTATCTATAAAGTCTGGAGTATTTGATCCAGCAGGTTCAGCAGCATCGGCACAAACAGCAGCAGAAGCAACTGCATCAGCAGATGCAACATCAAAGGCTAACGCAGCCCAAGCAGCAGCAGAAGCAACTGCATCAGCAGATGCAACATCAAAGGCTAACGCAGCCCAAGCAGCAGCAGAAGC